TATCCTATATGGCGTCAAAACCATGTACGGATTGGTTGGCAAAACTCACAGATGACAGCCTTTCGCGTTTGGAATCGTTCTAGTTGGCACACATTCCTTTCTGGTCATGCCGAGCATAGCAAAAGTATATCAAAACCGCGTTTCTGGCCTAAAAATGAGGGTCGGTTAGTCGGGAATTCTGGAAAACCCCTTCGTTATCTGTGCCAAATTGGAGAAAAAGGTGAATGATTTCGTAAAAGTTGGAATAATTCTCCTTGCGGTTGATGTTTTTCTAACATTTTGCTCGGTTTTGTGGTTCACTTATGTTTCGTAAATCGAATTTTCCAAGAAATCGGGCAGCGCGTAGCGCAGAATATCGCGTTTCACTGCATTTTCGCCGTGTTTTCAGGGTATTTTAGTATGTTTTCAGGTGTTTTCAAGGCTTTTTTAGAGGCCAAAAACAGCTATTAGGTCGCAATTTATTTGATATTGCGGTGATATCAGTAGTCGGGTGTGTGCCTGAAACTGGTCCAACATCCAAACCCCAAATCCGCCCAATTCCATTCGCCTTCTCTATTACCTTTGTTGTTTGATACTTGTAGGGAGTTTAGGATGAATATTTACATTTATTATGACAACGATAAAGGTGAGTATGAAAATGGTGTCTGGACAGCGCCAAAAGTATTCGCGGTTGAGGCCAAGTCAATAAGTGAAGCTGATGTGGCTTTTGAGAAAAAAGTGGGTCAGAACCCTCAAAAAATGAAGAATATAGGATGTACAATATGGAAGGAATGACCGTCGAACAGTTGAGAAATAGGCTGGACAGCGCGATTATTGCTGGCTTCGGAGATTGCGTTGTAACCGTCCGAAAAGACGACTGGAATCCTGTAACGGGAGCCTTTCTTGAGGGTAATAGTTCTAAGATTACAATGCAGCTTTTCACAAAAGATGATTAGACTATTTCAGGATAGTCTGATTCTATCTTGGAACCCTCATTCTGAAGCGCCTACGCCCTGTCTACAGTTTAATTAACAAGAAGTGTCGTCAAAGAGTGGAGACAAAAATGAAAGACGGAATCTTTATAAATTGGGATGGAGACCAATTTGTCATCACCGTATTTAAAGATGGTGAAGATATTGGCGGATCACATGCTAAAAATATGCTCGGCGTTGTCCATGAACTCACAAGACAAGGATATGTCTGCCGAAGCGCTCTTGGGATGCCACAAACCTTGGAAGAATACCTGAAGTCCTGAATTCAGGATTGTTGAATCAAGGGGTTTAAATGACAACAATTGAGAATGAAGTCATCGGTAGGGGCATTTACGGGCTACCTTTGGTTGTCGGTGAAACCCCTGTTATTGGGTCTGGTGTGTTGCTGGAACCGTCTAGGCGATGGGTTCAACTATTGGGGTCGGATTGGGATAAGTGTCAATTTCGGATTCCTGATCCTGTGTTCGGGATCGAACGCGGTATCGCCTGTAATATCAAGATTACGGGTCACACCTTGATTCGCAAGTACGATTGCTTGTTGAAACGTATCAGAATCACTTGGGTCGGTGACGGAGAACCGGATACCCACAGCTTTGGCTGGATTAGGGTTCGCTGAAACCAGGAGATTGAAAATGATCACCCCTGTTACTGTGAAGTACAACATTGCCCAAATCCTGTCTCGTAATCATCAGGATATAATAGTCCACGATGCGTCATCTGGGGCTGTTTGTGAATTTGTGGAATCAGAGTGGCCGCACAAAGGGATTATGCGGTCTGTGGACAATATTGTGTCTGAACTTGGAACGGGGTTCATGGATGATGTTTATACCTTTATTTGGATGAAGGTTGATTAATTATGAATGACAACATTCTGTCGATGTTGGAAGAAAATGAGGGTCGCGTTTGTCGCATCAATACAATTGGTGGGATACGGTATTATGGCGTTCTTGGTAAAATCGAATGCGTTCGTAATGTACCATTCACAGTGTCTTTGGAATACGTATTTCACGGCGGTATCGTGAAAGATTCTTATAAAATTTGCATTGTTGCAATCAAACAAGTCGATGTTTTCAGGAGGGTCTAATGGCAATTAAAATCGCAAAGGTCGTGGAACGTGGTAGTCGGGTCGGAGAAACGAACCGCTATGAGGCAGATTTTGATGGCGAAGTTCCTACCAACGATGATATTGCGGTAGCGCAGATTGCGTTGCACTTTCATCCTGCCGGATATGGGATGCCATTTGAAATCAGTGTAGTCGGAAAGAAGGTGACTTGGAAGTCGTGGGCGTCCTGTGATTAGGAGTTTCATATGCGTTCCAGAGAGGAATTCGAAATACAGTACAAGAAGAGATGTTCTCTAACCAAAAGGATTTTGGACGCTATCCAGTCCAAGCAAAGCCCTGAATTGGACAGAGATGATCTTAGAATGATATACAAACTTCTGGTCAATCCACCGACCCATTGCGCAATTCACGGTTTAGCGTTTAATCGGACTTCTTATGGGGATACTTGGTGTTGTTCATGCGAACAAATAAGAAGTAGAAAGAGCGGTATGTAACAAATGTGTATTTGCGACCGATGCTTGGGTTCAGGGATGCTTGAGGTAGTCTTGAGGGATATGTCTGGTAAGGAATCGGATTCATGTGGAGTTAGGCATATCGTTGGTTGCCCCAATTGCTACAATGGAGTAAGGGGAAACGAATCTGGACGAGTCTACGCTGTTGTGGAGTTCTTGAAAGAGAGTCGGTACGGGTCGTTGACTCCGCAGGCACTTAAATTGAAACAAATAGTTGCTTGACCAAGAAGGAGATGTGTATGTTTGTCTGTCAGATGGCGGCTGTTTCAACGGGTCAAAACTTCACATTTGATGGTAAAACTTATGTTCGTCTTCCAGAAATGAATCTCCAAGTGGGTCGGCATGGATTTGTGGTCAATTGCGCCAGAGTTATTGATTCCGGTGACGATTACACCCCCGCCACAAAGGTCATGGAATACATCTGTGACAGAACAATCGTTCGGGCGCTGGAAACTATTATCCGATAGGAGTCTGTGTCATGTGTGTCATGATTAAGAAGCAAATCGTCGAGAAAACGATTGTCTACCCTGATACATTCCAACCTCCATTGGAAGAGGAACTGTGGTGCAACAAATGTGACCAAAGGACGGTCTTGGGCAATGATCTTTCAACGGGTAAGTTCTTTGTCGTTTTCGGTCATGCCTATCGTCGTGACAAGGGAAAATACGATGGGGATTACACCGGAGTCATGTTTGCGCTGTGTTCTGAGTGCCTAAGTGCTTGACAGTAAAGGAGATGGTATGTGCAAGAGTTGCGATGATGCAAGGAAACCTATTGAGTACAAGCCACGTTTCATCTATCACGTTGATCCCATCAAGACGAGTTTGGGGCGTGATATTCCGAATCATTTCCAAGTCCACAAGCAAGTAGAGGGTAGTCCAGTTTGGAATTTCGTAGCGTGCTTCCGTATGGAGCGCGAACACTGCGACGAGATGTACCAAGTCTGTTGTATTCAGGGAACGCTCAAGCCAGAGGAAATCGTTCTCGTTGAGGATAGGCTGGTAAAAATGCACAGGAAGGCAAAATGATAAACGAACCGCTCATTCGAATTTTTTGCGAGTCCCTAGCAATAGGATTTGCTGTGTGCGTTGTCATTTGTTTCATCGCTTGGTTAATTGTTTCGAAGTAAAGAAATATGTCTTTAGGTTCAATATTCAGACCGCCGTTGTATAGACGGAGAATACGGGTTAAAATCCCGTAAGACATATTTAATATTTGGAGTGGTAGAGGAATTGGTTAACTCACTTGGCTTTCACCCAAGAGATTGCGGGTTCGAATCCCGTCCACTCTATTGTATCGCGTCAAGAACCGACGCAAGAAGGACCGTGCATCATTTGATAAAGGCTATAGACTTTATTAGATATAGAATCGGTCAAAGTATTTGGAACGGGCTTGATTGCGATACTTGAAGGAGAATTTTAATGTCATTGAAACATGGTAATTGGCAAATTGGGGTAGCCCAACAAGCATTTATGGATGCTGGCTATCAGTGGCGAGAACACATCTACAATGATGGAAGTATTAACAATTGTAGTGTAGACTTTACAAAGAACCAGAGTCCAACTTATTTTTGTAAAAATATCATTGGCGACTTTGGTTGGGGTCGATACCCAAGAGAAGTCTGTTGGTCTAAGGCATTGGAGTGGTTGAATTCAAAGAATCTTGAAAACGCACCCGATCATGAATGTGATCATACTTGTTGTTGTTCTCATCTAGAGGATTAATGAAATGTGGATGATGGTGACATTCTCTGGCGTTCCGATTCTTGCTTATGTAGTCGATAAGTTCTTGTGGCCCAATGAACCGCCTGAAGGATTTGTTTGGTGTCAGATTTCAGACGATGGGCCGTTGCGTTGTTGTCAACTTCGCTGAAAGGAAAGATATGGAAAGCGTTACGATTCAAATCTCTCCCGAAATGAAGCAGAAGATGTTGGTAGGCGGTCATTCAACAATGGATGATGTTTTCAAAATCTTTGATTTGGTTCAAGAACAAATCCGAGCCGCCGAAGATGATGGGTTCTCGGCGTATGAAGATAATCTTCATCCTTTAAAGGATGGATACAAAGATTGTACATGTCACGATTGCCAAGATCATTCTTAGGAGACAAAAATGATTAAGATCATAGGAGTTTATCTACTCCTTCGCGGTATCGCCGGTTTATTCAAGCCATGCACAAAAGATTGGTACGTGTCTGAAGACTTCTTGGTTTTCGTGTACATCTTGCACGGACTTATCTCTCTTGTCTTTGGTCTGTTCATCATGTGGAAACTTTGATATTCTGGGTTCACCCAGAGTCGATGGATTGGTATCGGAGCCTTCGAAAAGCTTGCGATCGCGCCGGGTCACACCGGGCCAATCCCGTTTAGGAGAATAATTATGTGTCAAGACTGTCTTCGAATCGAAGAAAGAATGGCTGCTGAGCGGATAGATTCTTGGAACCTTATGACAAGGAAAGAAAAGATCGTCGCTCTTGTAGAAGAGATTCATCATTCGTTGAAGAGTGGTGACAAGAAACCAAATTTCGCAAGAGAGGAATTACTGTTCCTTCACGGATTGTTGACTGGTCAACCGGAGATTCAAAATGACAAAAACGCTTATATCTGATGGTTTGACGGGTACTTTCGAAGTTCTTGGTGAGTGTCATTGTGCCTTCGATTGCACCTGCGATTGGGTCAAACAAAACCCCGGAAACACTGAGTTTATGTGTGAGTTCTGTGGCGTTTATCGTGCGGGTAAGCCCATGTGTAACAAATGCGAGAAATAAAATGCCAACGTTAGAACGCGCTCGTAGAGTTCAGAATGGAATGGGATACGGGTATTACATCTATTGGGATTTGGTTCACCTTTGTTATCGGGTGATGAATAGACCATCCCATTTGTGGTATCGTGATTGGGCTAACTATGTGATGGTTAGCTAGACAGCAAAGGAGAATGGTATGTTGTACAATGCTTCGACTCTTGCAGCAAGTGATAAGATGGTACTTCAGCCATCCGCTCAGGCTCTTATCTATTACACAGAGACCAAAGTAGACGGGGTTTCTGATATTGCGAAGGCTACACGTTTCAATAACGTAGAAGATGTTATCCGTGTGGCTAGAAAGTTGCACTTGACAGATTTTGTGGTGATTCGTGAAAGGTATCACGTATACAACGTCCAATTGGAAAAGCCGTTCATAGTCGATGAGCATCCGAATGGAGCGCTTATACCGACAGCCTAGTTCTTTTGTTGTCCCGATCAAATGATTTGAAAGGAAGAATATGGAATTCCAAGATTTGACGGATGGTACAAACTTCTGTCTTCGTGGAACAAATGGTGTTCGCTTCTGTAAGATTCCCAAGATCACAGTAAGAATTGGTGGTGGATTGTTTACCATCAATTGTTTTCGTCTTGATGACGATCCTAAGAAAAAGTTCCTTGAAGCAACGCTGGTTTCCGAATTTGAAGTAGTGGAACTTCTGTAATGGAATCGGAGGGGATTCCTGTTCTACCAAGAAGTGTGGATGCGCCTTTATAGGAGCATCCGGGTGTGCATAGCGGAATAAGCCACGCTTCCGACAATTATTCCGAAGGATCACGTTCGAATCGTGACGTAGAACATTGGAGAAATCAAATGAATTTTTGGATTATGATGTTTATCTTAGCGGGAACACAACAAACCCCACAAGAAATTTGGCTAACGAAAGCCGGTCAAATTCTACAGAAAAAAGTAGAAGAAAAGACTGGCGAACCACTTAGTGAATGGTATGTGGTAGTCAAGAAAATACCCGGTGGTCATATTGGTTACTTTTCTCGCCAAATTAATGGAACGTTTAAAGTAACTATTTCCCCCAAACTTACTTCGGAAGTAGAAATACTTGCAACATTATTGCACGAATTGGTGCATGTGGCTCTTAAAAAGTCTGGTCATGGAAGTAAATTCAAAAAGCTTGCTTCAAGTCTTGGCTTAGAGGGTGAAGACGGTAATATGGGCAGGACTTATGCGAATAATTCGCTTAAGTTGGAATTGTCAAAGATTATTAAAACTCTTGGACCTTACCCGGAGTAATAGATATGCTTCCATATCCACCCTTCGAAGATGACGATGATGACTTCTTAGTACCAGACAAGTTCTATTACCCATGTAGTCTCTGTAAATGCAAATGCAGACCAGATCAGTTGTGGGTCAAGGAAGGGTTATCAGATAACGGCTTTTGCATGGATTGTGCAGACTTTCTACGTCGCGCTGGCTTTTGAAAGGATGATTTTATATGCAATTCAAATGTCTAGTCTTTGGAGAAGGAAAGAGCGCAGAAGTAACCTTTGAATCTCATCTTGATAATCCAAGAGATATAGAGAAGTATGCTTGCCGTATGGCTTTCGGTGGTGGTTTGTTCAGAACACGACCAGAGTACGCATCCATTATTGTTCCTGTAGATTTTTATGATTGGTGCGAAGATGGGAGAGTATGACAATTACATTCGGCAATTGATTCGCACAAGGCAATTGTGCGATATGCCTGTCAAATGGTTGCGCAAGTTGACAGAAGTTCCAGCAAGAGCGCGTCGTGAGCAATGGAGTCGTGGACAATGTGTTAAGGTTATCATTCAAACGGAGTTTCCGTATGAACCTAATAAGAGATAGTTTGGTGGCAGACTTGATTGGTGCATTGATAATCTTTGGCTTTTTTCTTGGTTTGTGTTGGATCGTATTCTCCAAAGGAAGAGATGAATGACAGCTTATCAATTCTGTCAAGTCCTGAAGAGGAAAAGCGCCTTGCCGAGTAGTACGGAAAAATCACCAGAACCTACGAGTAACTCGGAATTAAGGCGATGGTTTGAGAAGTCATCAATCCTTATTAATGGAGTCGTCGCTAAGATTGACGATCAAATAGTATTTCCTGTTCATGAAGTAGTCTTTCACCCCAAGGGTAAACGCAGAACCACAATGGGTGGTTTCGATTGGTGTGAAATTGATATTTGCGAAAAATGTTTGGAGAATTCATGAGACCCGATTATCAAGCAGAAGTAGAACGTCTTTCGAATTGCACACCAAAACAAATTTATAAAGAATGGAATGAGGGCGCACAATTCCATCCTCTTTTTGGATGCATCAAGGGACTTGGTGGTTGTCTAACTGAAGCTAAATATTGGAGTAACTATCCCTTTGGTCTTGACGACAAAGCGAGACATGTTATAGATTTAATCAGGGCTGATGGCAGAATACCAAATCCACTTGATCCAGATAAGGAGGAAATTGATCCAGCCGTTCTTCCGGTGTTTGCCGAATGGAATGAAAGGATTGATGATGAATTTCGGTTTCTGCGATAAAATCGTGATAAGAAAGGAGCCGAATAAATGAAAGTTAGATGGCGAATCCATAAACTTTTGTCCAAATGGGGTTGGACTAGAACAGCGTTCTGGTTTGGTACGAAGTTTTTACCAGACGAAATAACTGTCCGAAAGTCAAAGTTTCCGGGTGTTACGATAGTAAAGATTGAAAGGTAGGGCTGGCTCTCAATGTCCACATACTTTGAACGCTTTATCGAAAATCCAAAATCAGTTATCCAGTGGTTGGCGACTCAACTGCAATCCGGTGTCTTCGGGCAAGTCGATTTCATAACGGGAATAGGAATGTCGGGTAGCCTACCTTTGATTCCTGTTTCTATGGAAACTGGTATTAAATATGTGGTCTGCCGTAAAGAAAATGAAAGTACGCATTCATGCTCTAATCTCTTTGGAAACACAAAGGGTTATCATGGTCAAGATAGAAGGTTCGTGATAATCGACGATTTCATGGAGACCGGCAAGACCATAAAGGAAGTGCTTAGTCGGTTTAGGAGCCAGTGCGCTGGGTTGCTTCTATACCAGCAAGGGGAAAGTTATCACACTTCTTGTCTTCGGGAATTCCCCCATCTGACGATAGTGAGTAGTCATGATTATAGTGACAATGATTTCGTCTACGTCGGAAAGAAAATTGAAGAACCAGTTCTTGTTTAGAAAGGAAACGACATGATCGTGAATAGTCCTGTGGCTATGAAGGTATCTATGTTGGATCAGATTCGAACGAGCGTCATCCATTTCCATCTTACCGGAAGTCGGTTCTTTGGAAATGTCACGGATAATTCCGATTGGGATTTCTTCGTTGAACATCAAGACGGTTTGAGGGATTGGCTTGAAGCAAGGGGATTTGAACCCCAAGGCGCGGATTACGGAGAGGGTAACGAGCCACGGTTCAGTCTTCCCACAGAAGAAAAGCTTGATCCAACAATTCTGGAAGTCTGGCGATATGAGAATCCTACGGGTGAAGGAGAGAGTATCCATATTCAGGTCATCAAACCTGAGCGTATGCCATTGAAGGAATTGGCACAGGGCATCATCGCTAGGAATAACCTTATGCGTCTTGCACCACGATCTGTATTTCAGTACCCTGAGATTCTTCCAAACCCAGAGTACAAGGCTCTTTCCAGAGCTATCTGGATTTCGGTAATGCGTACACTCATTAGTATTCCAAAATCTCATCGCTAAAGGAGAAGAAATGATTTTGTTCTTGATTGCGATAATGGCGTTCGCTTGGAATGCCTTGAGTATGCTTCTTTTTGTTGATTTTTTAGCTAATCCCGGACCCCCTGTTTTTCTGTGAAAGGATATAAATGTACTCAATGCTTGTGAATTACGGAACGTACAAGGAAGGTCAACGGCTGGTTATTGTTGATGAGGGTGTCGATTGGTTTCGTACCAATAAGGGGATTTATATCCCCAAGAACTTGACTTCGTGGGTTTTGAAGTATGAGAACAATTCGTAAGAAAGGATAAGTATGAAGGCCATTATTGCTCTTTGTGGTGGTAGTCTTTTGGCTCTGTTGGTTATTTTGGGAATTTGTGCGGCTATTGGAGCGATCCTTTGGCCGTACACCATCAATACTTGGCTTGTCTATGCGAATAGGGAAGCCGTTGTGACTTGGTGGCACGGTGCTTTGCTTGGATTCTGTCCGTTTATTGGACAACTTACAATCCCGGCAGCGGTGATTACTTTCATTCTTATGTTGATCATTGGGTAGCATCGACAAGGCTACTAACCGACTGTCTCTTGGGTTTAACGAACCTTCCCGAGCGCGGTGACAGTCAAGGGCAGATGGGTGAAGTCTGCCCGACATGGGCCGGTAGCTCAGTTGGTAGAGCACCAACCTTATAAGCTGGTGGTCGCGGGTTCAAGTCCCGCCCGGCCCATTAAAGGAGAGTAATTTATGGACCTAAGATTCAAAGTTTGGAATGGGGAAATGGATGTTATTGAAGTTTTAAATGACAACCATTTTTGCGATGGAGCAACAGTACCGACCCTGTTAGGTCGTCATGTAAAAACAAGACAAAAGTTCACAGCTTCTCACAGTATGTATCCATGTAAAACCCCTAAAGAAGCTTGGGGAGTTTATCTCGATGATGTAAAGAATTCAATCAAGAATGTCCGAACTCAATTGGATGAGTTAATAATAGAACAGGATAGATTGATAGACGAATACTGTAGAGCGAATAAAGAAATGTGTAAGCTAGGAGATTCAAAATGACATTCAAATTGTGCAATGATGGCATGATTAGGAATGAACATAATTCCAAAATTGGCGAAATTCGTAAAACCAAGGATGGTTTCTTTTTTTATACAGATTATAACTTCCCTCTTTTCGATCATGAAGTAGATTATCTTTGGGATCAATTTGATAACAATCGAGAAGCTTTCGATCTTCAACATTCGAAGCGTAAATTTGAACCCCCAACAATTGAACGAGTAAGTAGGGATTCGTTAGAAATTTTGAGCGATCTGGATATGGGAGTCCCGCCATATCTTCTTTCCTTTGAAGATTTGAGAGTGATGGAAGATGAGTTCGGCCCAGATTGGGAAGATTCATTGGGGTATTGATAATGAGAAAGGCGATTAAAATTATAATCCTTTCAATTCTGTTTACGATTGCTATGTGGTAATGGAGGATATAAAATGGAATCGCGTATAATCCACGAAAAGATGGGTATCTCTTACTCGCATGAAAAGATAGATTGTTTCCTAAGATTTAGATACACTAGGTCTAAAGGAAATCACTGGTCGCAAGATGCTGTCTGGTGCAGGAGTATGGGAGATTTTCTTTCATTACTATTTTATTGGTCTGCCGATAATGAATGGTCGTACAGACCTTTTACGGATGAAAATGGATACATAGTGAGGCCAACGTAATGACAGCGCAATACAATCTGATTAAACTTTCAATTTGGCATGACGATGAAGATTATCAAAGGATGTTGAATTGGTTTATTGATCGTCTTCACCGGAATGATATTGAACCCCTCTTTGCCGAAAAGGATAGAGAATTTCTTGGTCATGCCTTTCTTATGACAGAAACAATATACGAATTGTTCAAGAAAGAATTCAGTATCTCTTTTGGAGATTAAAACAAATGACTATCACGTTGGTAGCTTGGTGGTGGCTGTGGGCCGGATTGATGGGGCCAGATGTGCGCAATAATGAGTGGCACGATCTAAACGGCGACGGAACTATGGACTTACTGGATGTGGCTGAGTACCAGAATGGATTCCGAGAGTGCGGATCGTGGGATAACGGATACTTCAACTGTTGTCTGTGTGATGGTCTTGTAAAAGAGTGCAACACCCAATTGTGTGATGAATTGGAATTTTGTGAGTAATAAGGAATAGTCAATGAAAACTGAATTCGTTCAAGCTGGTCCAGAAGAAATTGATTTTAAGTATTATGAGGATACTTTGAAATTGATTCGAGCAAAGAAAGTTGTTTACTGGTACCAGTCTGGAAGTTATGATGGTAGTGGCACGGCTGTTATTGTGGATGAAGATAATAATTACCATGAAATTGATCTTGGCCATTGCTCTTGTTATGGTCCACTTGATGATCTTGCCAATCCTAATCTGATAGGAAACAGGAAAGCTTTTAATTTTTGGCTGAAAAATGATGGGGTAAGAGACAGAAACGAAAACGATTACGATTATGAACGAATTCTAGCTATAAAGAAAGCGTTCACGAAATCAAAATGAGAAATAATATTGATTTGTCTGGGAAAATCTTTAATAGACTTAAAGCTGTAAAGTATTGTGGTAAAAGTATCTGGCTTTGCGAATGCTCTTGCGGTAATAAGAGATTCATTAGAACAAATTCTCTATTGAATAATATTGACAAAAGCTGTGGATGTTACAAGAAAGAAGCAACGAGTTCTAGGTTTTTGAAACATGGTCATAATACAAAGGTGGGTCAGTCAAGAACGTATAACTCATGGCATATGATGATTCAAAGATGCACTAACCAAAAGGCAAGAGGGTATAAAAATTACGGTGGGCGTGGGATTACAGTTTGTAAACGATGGTTGAAGTTTGAAAACTTTCTCAAAGATATGGGAGAAAGACCTAAAAGAAAAACTTTAGACCGCAAAAATAATAACGGGAATTATTGCAAATCTAATTGTTCTTGGGCTACGGTCGGCCAACAAAACAAGAATAGACGCAATAATACAAAAATTCTATATAGGGGCGAATTGCACTGCATTTCGGATTTAGCTAAGAAATTTTCTTTGTCAACTTCTACTCTAAAATACAGGGTTTTTGAAGCAAAGTGGCCTATCAGTAAAGCATTAACTCACCCAAGGAGATATACAGGATGTTGACAGTGATAGGGGATGTTCACGGAAAGTATGATGAATATCTGTCGATAGTTAAAAAATCTGATAGTACATTACAAATCGGAGATATGGGATTTTCTTATGAGCATATGAAAGATTTATGTCCCTGTCGTCACATCTTTTTTGCAGGGAACCATGATAACTTCGATATAGTTAATGATTGCCCAAATTATCTAGGTCGGTTTGGAATTCTGAATATTGGTCATTTGAAAGACATTTTCTATGTCGGTGGAGCATACAGTATAGATAAAGCTTTCCGAACAGAAGGAAGAAGTTGGTGGCGCAACGAAGAATTGTCATATAGTGAATGTGGCGATTGTCTCCATCAATATTCCCTTGTCCAACCCGAAATTGTTTTATCGCATGATTGCCCATCTGTTGCATCATCACAAATGTTCGGTGTTTCTGACAAAACAATAACACGACAATTAATGGGAGAAATGTGGGCTAGATGGCGTCCTAAGATGTGGATATTTGGACATTGGCACATATCGAGAACTCAAGTAATAGGTAACACAACCTTTAAGTGTCTTGCAGAATTGGAAACTTTTGAACTTTAAGGAGAAAACAATGTTGGCTAGTGTAATTTCTAGTGGGTCGGTTGGATTTTCGGCTATTATGTTCGTTCTCTTGGGTATTTCTGTGGCATTCATTAATAAAAAGGGGTAATTTATGAAACGTCGTGGTGAAACTGATGCGGCAGTAGTTATCGTAGTATTCGTTGTTATTGTGGCATGTCTCGGTTTAATCGGTGGTGGTTGTTGGGCCTACCCACAATATAACGTATGGCAGCAAGGATTGCAGGGTAAGGCTGAGTTATCCAAGGCTGAATGGAATCGGCAAATTGCTACCAAAGAAGCGGAAGCTAAAAAGCAAGCGGCTACAATGCTTGCCGAAGCTGAAGTAATTCGTGCAGAAGGCGTAGCGAAAGCCAATAAGATTATTGGCAGTAGCCTTAATGGTAACGAATCATATCTTCACTATCTTTGGATTCAGGAATTGGCCGCAGCGGGTCATGTGATTTATGTTCCGACAGAAGCTAATCTTCCTATCATGGAAGCAAGTCGGTTGTCGGCTGGTAATCCAACAAATCGTGTTAATAAGGAATGAAAATGAATCGTCAAAGAATTTTCGAACATTTCGTTAAAACATGTGGACGACTTGGCAGATGCACTATACCAAATACGTCTGCTAACGGCGTTAAAGCCTATTGCGAATACGCAAAAGAAGGTCATCCCGGTTGCGCAATGGGATGCCAGCCAGAATTCCATCAAGCATGTACAACCTTTGGTGTCGAGCCAAGAAAAATCAATGGACCAATTTATGATTTGTGTATGAGAGACAATGACACAGACCTATTGCCCGAACTTGTCAAAGCTGTTTATGACGCTTTTGGCGCTCAAAGTCTTGAAGACAAACAATTTCTTAGGAAATTACAAGTGCTTCATGATGAAGAACATCATTGGGATGGATTGGTTTTGAGTCAATTCAAGGTAGATGACTTTGCTAGGGATAATAACTTACAAACCGTTCTGGTCTAGAAAGGATAAAAATGAATCAACTTGAACGAAATCAAGAATTCTTCAACAACTTTGTCTCGGCTGTGAACGGTAAGGGACGAGCCTATGATACACAAGCTGGTATGTGTCGCTATAAAATGCCTCCCGAAAGTGAGCATCCCGGTTGTGCGGTAGGTTGTCAACCCCTATTCAAAAAGGTCAATCAGTTGTTCCCTATGCCTAGTACCGATGAGAATACGCCAATATCGGCTATGATCAATACTTTTCCAAAATCATCCGATTTTAGAAAAGCACTTTCCCTAGTTCTGTCCTATGAAGATGGAAAATTCCTTTCTGACTTGCAATCTTTTCATGATTACCAAGGCCATTGGAAAAATGACTATCTCATTCTTAATGAGGTTCAGAAGTTTTGCGAAACTCACAATCTCAAAGTCCCATCTGCATTGTATTACTTGGATCAAAGCGAGTAAATTATGAAATTGTATGTTTGTTCTAGGCGTGAAGTTGTTGACTTCGTAAACAATTTTCCGTATTTTGATCCATTGATTATCTCTATAACCGATCCAAAGTCGAATCCTGTCGTGTTCGACGTTCCTGAGTCAAATGTGCTTAGTTTAGAATTTCACGATCTAGAAAAAGATTATCCCGGACATGCGCCAGCCATTATTCTCTTCACAAAAGAGATGGCTATGAAGATTAAGCAGTTTCTGATTGACAAAGTTTGGAAGGAAACTGATAATTTCCTTCTCTCTATTTGGCAATCCAAAATGGTTTTGCAAAAAATACATATTATAGTCCATTGTGAGGCCGGGATTTCCAGAAGTCCAGCAGTTGCAGCAGCATTAGCTATGCACTTTAATAAGGATTGTTCTGAATATTTCGGAGATGCAAGCAAATATATACCAAATAGATTGGTCTATAAAACTTTGCTAGATTGCATGAATGGACAGGACAACCAAGTTCCTGTAGTCAGAATGGTTAATAAACCAGATCGAGAAATTTTCTAACAGAAAGGGTCAAATATGGTTGCTCGTCATCTTACGTTTATAACGTTTTGCTTTATATTTGGGGTGGCTGGATTTTTTCTTAACGGATATGTAATACAAACCATGTATAATTGGTTTATTCCTCCCGTTACCGGATTGAATAATATTTCTTTCTGGTATGCTTGTGGTATATTTGCATTGTTCGCTTATTTCCATAACAAGAGTCGAAGCAATCCTGTTAATCGAGAATGGAGTAAGCGAAAATTAGAAGAAGCCCTGAAGTATGGTGGTAAAGAATTGCGAGAACAATATGCGATTCTTCTTGGAGAAGCGATATTCGCACCTTTGTTCGCACTATTCTTTGGATGGTGGATTCATTGTTATTGCTAGGCTTGTGAACAAGCCGTTTAATGGAGTGAAATATGAGGGGTAAATGGTGTACCGCATGTTACACAAATGGCTATCAAACGTGTATGTGTTCCAGTGCGGACCAAACATCTAAACTCAGACAAAAGATTCGTGACTTGGAAGAAGAGAATAAGGAATTAAAGAAGCAAATAGAAAAGAAAAAGTCATGACTTCGGTTGCTATTTATTAAGGAGTCTCTTATGCAAAAAATTGACAAAATGGAAGCGCTCAGATTGATGTGCAAAGCCACAAAAAAATGGGGAATGTATATAGGAATTCCTAGTCTTGAGGAAGTTCCTGAGCGTGTCGCCGCCCATTTTGATACCGAACTTAAGAAGGCTGCTCCTTATTTGGATTTGGATGATGATTATCAAATCATTTCGGATGAAATGTGTTATCTCCTGTTTGACTCAGAAGAAGAAATGCAAAAAGCTTTTGATATGACTGTCGGCGATGATGGACCATGTAGAAAAAACAAGTATAATGGCCCCGTTAGGGTTTACGCTTGCACCTGTGACGATAAGGGCGAGCTAATGAATACTAATACTTAGGAGTAGTTTATGAAAATTAAACTTCATTTCAAGACACCGGACGTAGTTGATTACGCTCTAGAAGATATTGATGAGGATTTGCGAGAAGAAGTCAAAAACGAATTGCGTACTTGGGTTGAGTATGGAGAGTGCGTTTCTATTGAAATTGATACGGTTGCGGGAACAGCAGTAGTTTTACCAGCGTGAATTAATATGAATGATATAATCACTATTCACAATACGATAGACGAATCGCCAGTGTGTTACCCATATAAATCCCTTATCTTTCCGGGGGGTGAACCGCACGTTCAAGTGGACCCACAATACATAACCGATAAGAATGTATGGGTAGATGCTAGGATTTGTAGTGCTGATGGGTTTATGACACTTCTGTGTCTGCTTGACGCAATAGATCATTGTAGACCGCGTAGGATGGCTTTATTTCTCCCATATTATCCGGGAGCGCGTCAGGATAGATATCAGGATGGCACGGCATTCACCCTTCAACTTTATGGTCGAGCATTGAGGCGTATTAGTCTACACTCTATTCTGGTTCTTGATCCTCACTCAGATATGTTAAGAGCTATCGTCGATGTGGATGCAATAGAGGCTCATGAAGTTGCTATTCCATTGAATAATAAGTACCGGGGAATCATAGCGCCAGATAAAGGCGCTTCTGGTAGATGTGCTAAGTTCGCCTCAGCAGCAAAAATAGATTTAATAATTGAGGCTAGGAAAGTAAGAAATCCAGAGACAGGAAAGCTTAGTAATTTCTCCATAGATATGCGGCATCGTGCAGGCCGCTATCTAATAGTAGACGATATCTGTGATGGCGGTGGAACCTTCATTGGTCTAGCAGATGAGATTAAGCGCCAAAGTCCAGATTGTAATTTAGACCTATGGGTGTCTCACGGAATCTTTTCTAAAGGATATGATGAATTATTGAATCGCTTTGATAAAATTATAACAACCGATTCGTTCCCGTCTACATATTTGATGGAATTTCATAATCGTATTGCGGTAAGACCGCTATGGTATCATGCGGCTCACTTTATGAAGGAGAGGCTTGGATAATGTCTAGTCTTGATGATTGGTTCAAAGTCTTTAAAAGAATCAGTGACGACGAGAAAGCAGATAGAGAAGAAAATATCAGGATAATGGCAGAATTCCAGCCAGATCGAATTTTGAAAATTCCAGCCGATCCGTTTTACACGGTGACGCTTGGATTTTGGAGTTCCCCTAGAGGGGTTATAATGATAGAGGCAAATGGTAGGGGCGAATTTGACCCACGAAAAGCCAAGTTCTTTTCTACTAGCATGATTAATTCTTTAGTCATAACACAAGAAAAGCAACCTAATCCAAAACTTAGATCATTGGAGATTGAATGATGACAAATCAAGATTTGATAGAAGAACTTCAAAAGGAAAAGCCAACAGAAACAGTATGTCTAGTTTTTAATGGTGAAGCATATTATATTCGTGAAGTGTGTCACGATGTAGAATTTGCCGGATGTATTGAATTAGTAGCAGATATGCCATGATAAAATTCTATCGCAGAAATTCCAGTATAGTTTTTCGTGCAGAGAAATTCGAACCAATTGGCGGTAGCTTCTTGCCGGATGGTGTTCTGTGTTACGAAAATCCATACACCCGCGATCTAAAATTTTACATAGAAACCCTAGAAGGCAGGATGGAAGTTAAGCCCGGTGATTATGTAGTTACCGGGGTAGAAAATGAGAAGTGGGCCATAAAGCCTAGTATCTTTGAGAAAACTTATTTTGAACTTGAAGAGGATTATCAAATATGAATATGAATCCAATGCTTATGATCGACGGTTACAAACTCGATCATCGTCGCCAGTATCCCGTAGGGACACAACGAGTATATTCAAATTGGACTCCGCGTTCTTGTCGAATCGAAGGTGAAACTCACTCGACAATGTTCGGTCTTCAATACTTCTTGAAACGATTCATGACCGACTTGATGCAAGAGCATTTCTTTAATAAACCAAGGCATGTAATCGAGAAGGAATATAAATCGCGGGTTGATGGATATGTCGGTCCTAATCAAATAGGGACTAGCCATATTGCGGCACTGCATGAATTGGGATATGTTCCGCTTCGATTTAGTGCAATTCCCGAAGGAACTCGGACTCCGTTGCGATGCCCACAAGTTATATCTGAAAATACGATTGATGAATTTTTCTGGTTGCCGAATTACTTTGAAACTCTAATGTCTTGTAATCTGTGGAAGGGTTCAACTTCGGCTAATATGGCTTATCGCTTTCGTAAGATGCTCAATAAGTGGGCTGAAGTTACTGGCGGAAATAAGGATTTTGTTCAGTGGCAAGGTCATGACTTCTCGTTCCGTGGTATGAGTGGCGTTGAAGATGCTATGTTGTCTGGCGCTGGTCATCTTCTTTCGTTTACGGGAACAGATACTATCCCCGCAATTCTTTTCGCTGAAGAGTATTATCCCGGCGACAATGGATTGATTGGCGGCTCGGTTCCGGCAACAGAACACTCTGTTATGTGCGCCAATGGTGAAGATGGTGAAATGCGAACGTTTGATCATCTTCTCGACCTTTATCCTTCAGGTATCGTATCTATAGTTTCAGATACGTGGAACCTGTGGCGTGTACTTACTCAAATCCTGCCAGCACGTAAAGACAGGATTATGGCAAGACAAGGAAAGGTTGTTATTCGTCCGGACTCTGGTGATCCAGTTCTTATCCTCTGTGGTGATAATAATGCTTCGGAGGAAATTGTTAAGAAGGGTGTTATCAGGGGTTTGCACGATGTTTTCGGTGGTTCTAAGAACGGTAAGGGATTTATTGAACTCGATCCTCATATCGGCGCTATCTATGGTGATGCGATTACAGTAGATCGTGGGGATGAAATTTCTCGTCGATTGTTCTCTGCCGGGTTCGCTTCCACTAATAGTGTTTACGGAATTGGTAGCTATACGTATCAGTATACGACCAGAGATGTTTACGGTCTAGCAATGAAGGCTACTTGGGCGCAAGTTAATGGCGTAGGCCGCGATCTATTCAAGAAGCCTATTACAGATAATGGCATGAAGAATTCGGCCAAGGGACGACTTGCCGTAGTCAAGCAAGATGGTAAGTTCTTCTGTATTAATCAAGCTACACCAGATATTGAGGCGCAATCTGTTTTGAGACCAGTCTGGTGTGATGGTAAATTCATTCAGACACAATCATTTAAGAATGTAAGAGAAACACTTTGGGGTTCGGAGGATAAAGTATGAAGTTCACCAAACAAGAATTGATTAATAACCTTGTTCATACCTTGAACGGCAAAGGTCGCGCTACTAAACTTAGACCGGATATGGATGAAGAAGTGTGCTGTTATATTCCCGAAAATCCACATCCGGGATGTGCTATCGGTTGTCAGCCGGGTTTTCGTGAAGCTTTTGCCGATTGTGATCCAGATGGAAGTTTTAGTAGGGTTGGGTTACTAGAAAGGCAATTTCCGGAACAATTTAAACATGTATTTGGAGAAGTGGGTCATGATGATATAAATTTTTTGACAGAATTGCAAGATTTACACGACGATTTTTACAGTTGGTCCGGGAATGGTTTGAAATTAAAGAAGAGTGTCGTCGAAGAGTTTTGTGGCATACGCGGATTGTGTGTTCCGGAGTCAGATTATGCCTGATAATCTAAGATTGGGGATATATGCGGGAACCTTTGACCCCTTAACGAGTGGTCATGTTAATATAATCAATCAAGCATGTAAATTGTTTAAGGGTCAATTGATAGTTGCAATTGGCATAAATCCCGGTAAGAAATGTGAATATTCTATCGGTGATCGTCTAAGAATGTTGGACACCTGTAGAGAATCCCATAAATTCGTAGCGTCAACCACTTATGATGGATACCTAGTAAAGTACGCCAATAAGGTTGGGGCTTCACACATAGTCAGAGGAATCAGAAATAGTTCGGATTTCGAATCTGAAAAAACTATGGCTATAGTAAATAAAGATTTGGATAGAAATGTAGGATCAGTATTTCTGATGCCAGACCGTGAATGTAATGAGATTAGTTCCACATTAGTAAAGGGACTGGTTGGTTATAGCGGGTGGATTGAGACTGTCACTGGATATGTTCCAAGACATGTATTAAAAATTATGTGTCTGAAGAATAATATGCGTAAAGAGTGGATGGGTCTATGTGACAGATTGGGTCTTGGGTCGGAGACTAATTACGCATTATTTGAAGAAATTTACCAAAAATACACAGAATCTCATAGATTCTATCATGACCTTAATCATATATGGTCTAGACTTGGTGAAGTTCAAAAGCACAATGATTTGAATCTTGAACTTGCGTGGTGGTTTCACGATTCTATTTATGATCCAACAAAGAAGGATAATGAGCTACAAAGTTCTGGCTTCGCCTATAAAATGATGTATGCTATGGGCGTTCAAGAAAATGAAAGATTGGAAGTTCATAGGCTTATAATGTGTACGCAACACAATTGCCTATTGAGTGACCCCATTGGTCAGATCATAGCAGATATAGACCTTTTGGGTCTCGCCGATGATAGATTTACTTTCGATGACAATAGTGCCAATATTCGTAAAGAATTCTCCATGTATTCCGATGAAGAGTATAAGAAGGGTAGATTGGAATTTTTAGAGAATTTTTGCAAGAGAAGCAAAATTTATTACACAAAAACTTATTCAGATTACTATGACCGTGAAGGGACAGCTAGGAAAAATCTTGCTAGAGAAATAGAAAGGTTGAGGGCGTAGTATGGTTTATTGTTTTAGCACTGATTATGTTAAAATTGGGGAAGTGAAAGATCGTCTTCATAACGACCTATTGATGTATATTTTCGGTGAAAATAATGAAGTATCTTTTCTAGAATATACAAACAAAATTATAGAATACTATGAGTTGGATAAAGAAATTCAGGACGATGGAATCAGCGTCGTGGAGAAATAACATGCTTAGAAGTTTGTGGTCAACCGTAGACGATCAATGCGAATTGATTCAAGACGATTTGCTTTGTTTATTCGATGGAATGAGTCAAGAAGTCTTGGATAAAATGTGTCAAATAGTAGTCGATAGATTTCAGGCAATTAAAGATCATCCGGAACTAATTTGATAGTCGGCGAAAGCCACACGAAGCGCCCGTAGTGAAACGGATATCACACCAGTCTTCTAAACTGGTATTTCAGGTTCGAATCCTGACGGGTGTATTTGAAATGGAGAATATATATGGGATGTGCATTTTTTCTTTCTTCTTCTAGTCGTGATTGTAGTCGTAATCCAAATCCTAATCCGGTAAATTTTACAATTCAAAGAATGTATGACGATGGCAGATTTGTTGTCGTACAAATTATATATCCGGATTGTGATAATTATGAAGGAAATAAAATTTTAGTATTTGAAGGTCTAGACAAAGAGTATATAATGCGTATGGTTTCTATTGATCCGCATTTCTCGGCGAATGACCCTATTAACTCACCGATTGCTAGATTCGTTCCAAATCAATACGGATGGCGAATGGCTATAAAATTCATTAACACTATGAATGATATTTAGGTTCATGAATATGAACAAAAAGAAAAAACGAAAGCGTAACTTATTAGGTCGTGATCCCGGAATGGGTCGAGTGACTTTCAAGTCTGGAGTAATCCTTACTCCCAAGGATAAAAAAAACAATAGGAAAACGAAAATCGCTAAGAGAATAGCTGAACAAGAAAAGGAACAATAAGATGCCGGATTATATCGTAAAAGTGACACGAACAATTTCGGAATCTAAGAAAATTATTGTTTGGGCGAATTCAGAAGAAGAAGCTAAGGACAAAGCTGAAGATATAGATTCTGATGATTTCGAAAGAGCTGATGATTTTGGTTACGAACCCTATTCCTCTGAAAAGAGGGCTAAAGTCATAGGAGAAAAAGGCAAATGAATATAAAAACTAGAACCGAACTTAGATTGTCATCATGTCTTGTAGATGTTCTGAAATGGTGCCAAAACGGTAAGGTTGGCACAGATGATTATTCCAAAAAAGATATCGAAGATTACATTCAGGAAGTCTTATTCCCAGATAATAATTTTACCTTCCGTTATGAATTTGAACAGATCAATGATACAACAATGTCTGTATCTAGAGATTTGGATGAAACATCAATTGTGATAAAAAATGAATCTGATGAGGGTAGGATTGTACTGGATAACTCTGAAACGGCTGAATTAATAAGAGTTTTACAGATGAAATTTAAGGAATAAAATATGTGGTTTGATAAAAAAGAAATTTGGCTTGAAATTGAAAATTATTCTATTCCAGTAAACAAAATTAAATATCTTAAACAAATATCAAGATTAGGAACTATAGTCAATACTGAAATTCATTTTGAAGGAAGTGACAGAGACTTTATAGAAGTAAATTTTACAATAGCTAAATTGATGGAGTTAATCTGTGGCAACAATAAAAGTAAAAGTTAAGGTTACAATGATCACAACAGAAGAATCTACATTTTCTTTTCGTGTAGATGAAGGCTCCACTAAGCAACAAATAGAAAAAGAAGCGTCCAGAATGTGTGATGGTTTGTGGAAAAATAACAACGGCGAAATAAGAGAGATAGTTGAAATTATGGAGACTTCACCATGAATTGTGAACTATGTAATTGCGAACTAGATGAGTCTGATCCAAACGTTCTAATAGAACGAACTATTTCTATTATAGAAGAACAAACTCACGAAATCCAAACAGCAGTAATAGAAACTGGACTAGACGTAGCTATTAAAACTGGTGTGTGTCATGGATGTATCGGGAGAATGGGCTTGACTAGAAAGGATTGTAGGTCTTGCCCTTGTTGTAGATTCCCTAAGTTCTATAACCAATGTCAATATTGTGGGATTTCTATATGAATTGTAGATATTGTCAAGATACTGGTGAGATTACTATAAACTTTAAGACAAAGCCATGTATGGACTGTCCACCAGTAGTCTCAGCGCCGGTAGAGTCTGGTGATTTTAAGTATGGAATCTTCTCCGCTAAAGCAAAAGAATTGTTTGGTAGTGTATTCTATCAATCCTTTGATGATCCGACAAAGGAAGTAGAAGTTACTTGTGTAGACAGTAATGATATAACAGCCTCTAGCTATAAGTGGGAAGATAAAATCTATGTTGGGAAAGTAGGTAAATGCCTGTATAAACGTATTGGTGGGCTATATAGATGGTAGCAAAAACTTTTTTCGCAATCGCTGTATTTTTTATTATGGTTTCTTGCGTGGTTAGTTATGTATCTGGATGTTTTGCCATATCTTGGTTTTTGAAACTAATGTGTCTTGGTGATATATGATGACTTTCGAATGCGTAGAGTGCGGTAGAAAGATACAGCTAGATTCATTATCTCTTTGTTATTTGGTGGTTAATTATTGTGACAAATGCCTTATAACAATGACACCAGTTGATGGAAAGAAAGCTGTCGAAATAACTATTGAAGGAATAACTTCCGATCCGTCCAAAGATACTTGGGAAAGCTTTTTCAAATTCTGGAATTATTGTACAGACGGTAGCGCAACCGTTAAGTCAGCTAATTTTGAATCGCTAGAAGATAAGCATAACTATCTTCTTTTCTTGGAAAAGATGGGGATAATATAATGGTTACAAAGATTAGTACAACACCAGAATTTCAAGATATGATTGAAGAAGCTATTGATACTGGAATCATGAACAATGCCTGCATGGTCCTGCTTAAAAGACTGAAACAGTGCTGGTCTTCATATCCACCCCCGCCCGAAGATAGTGTTCTTGAATTTTCCGTTCCAGTCGAATCTATTACAAATATATACGGAGATAAGTTCTAATGCTGAATGCTTTGCTGGTCTGGCAAGATTATCACGGTTGGGCAGGCAAATGTCTCTCATGCAATAAACAGATTTATTCTGTAGATGAATACCGATTCTGCCCGGTGTGCGGGATTGTATTCGACAAATACATTTTTAGACACGAATCTAGTAAGAAAAAGTTTAGAAATGAAATAAAACATCTTCTTTGGGAGAGAAGGGATAAACACGCGACGTACCAAATTCAAAGAAGATCGACGATGTTCCCAGAAATTCCAGTAGAGTGGGAAAATGTTTTTTGCGGACAATATTATAGTAGAGAAACGGCATTACAAGCATTTAGATTCGAAATTGAAGATAGATATGCGGAAGAAATAAGATTGTTGTATAATGGCAAAGTCATAAAAGAGGCTAAGTCAAAGGATCAGTAATGTATACAATATACTTTGAAGAAGATTTTACATATGATTCAGTTCATTGGTTTGAGGATTTCGAGTCAAAAGATCAGTTAATAGCGCGGATTCAAAAATTGAGAGAAGCTAAACAAGATAGTGTCACGTTTAAAGTGCTTGAATTTATTTCCGATGGAGAGACAAGCGAAAGAGTAGAAACGAAAGCTATTACACCTTTGCGTAAAGTAGAAGTCGTAACCGATGTTAAATTCAAGCTTTCAGACAAAGACTTTTCAAGGATCGTAAACGATATCAAATGTAATGATGAAAATTATCACTTATGCGAATATTGTGATACTGAATGTGATTGTAAAGATATTGAATATTGTTGTGGATGTGGTTGTGAGGAATTTGGGAAATATTAAAATGAAAATATTGATCGTTGAAGATGACAAGACTAGAATCAAATGGTTCAAAGAAGAACTCATTGGGTTCAAGGTAGATATAGTTGAAACAGCTAAGCTTGGAATAGCCCTTTGTAAATCAAGAAAATATGATTTGATTTTCCTAGATCATGATCTTGGTGGCGAGATATATGTTCCATCCGAAAATGAAAATACCGGCTATCAGGTCGCAAAAGAAATTGCTAAGTCTATCAATGAAGAAACTCCAATAGTAGTCCACAGTCATAATCCCGCTGGCGCAAAGAATATTCATGGCGTGCTAAATCAGACACAATTAATTCCATACTCAACGTTAGTAACGATAGGTCTTAGTGACAAAATTAAGGAAACGTTCTGTAGTAAGTAAGTGTTTAAGAGTTCAACTTTTAGAAAGGAAACCCTATGAAGTTCGAAACCAAGAATGTTAATGATGTGTCAGTTGTCACCCGCAAGAATCGTACTTCCAAGTATCAGCCACTTATTCAGGCTATTACGGCACTTGAGGGTGGTAAGGTTCTTGTTGTAAAGTGTGAAGAAGATCAGACAGCAGAAGCCCTTCGCTCCAATCTCTATCAGGCTCTCCGAAATCAGGAAGTTAACACAAGCACTCTTCGTCTTGCTCTTGAGGAAGATGAATCTGGCGTTGTTATTTCTAAGAAGGAAGCAAATGCCTGAAGATAAAAGTGGTTTTGTAGCAACTATGTTAGAGCATAAACCATTACACGATCCACCATCAGAAGCAGACTTACTAGAAAGATGGTGGGGAGTGTCTTTCCAGAGTGGAGACTTGGAATATTATCTAAGAGCAACCAAAGAAAGGATGCTCAAATCAATCAAGAAGCTTCGTGAATACGAATCTAAAGAAACTTGTAATTGCAAAAGTTGCAATAAATCGAAAGAATGATTTATGGTTGATGCCTCTCATATAGCGCTAGCGACCAAAGTTGCTGGTTACTCCGACATTATAAAAGCCAGAATGAGTGCTATAGCTTTAACAAAAAGGGGTGACGTCATATGTACTGCCAGTAATCGTAGACTCTTAGGTGATTATGTGAATTGGAGTCTACACGCAGAAGCGGCGCTTATTAAGAAGTTAAATAAGCTTAAAGCATTCGACAGGTTTAAGGATATAACTATCCTTGTCTTTAGAATCTCTGTTAAAGGGATATCTATGGCAAAGCCTTGTCTTAAGTGTCAAAAACTTTTGTCCAAGTATAATGTTAAAGTCTTGTACACAACTGATTCTGGAGGAATAGAGTGTTTGGTATGAATAAATGGGAATGTATTTGTTTTTCTGTCTTGGGTAGCTTAATTATAATTGGTGTTGCTGTTTATAACATTGCTTTAGTTGTGTGTGGTAAGTGAAATGTCGAAAAATTATAATCTAGACGACGATCAAAGCGACGATATTATCCAATTTGAAAAGTTTACCAATAAAGGTAAAGATAAAAAGGATAAAAAGAAAAAGTCTTTAAGAGACCATCGTGGAGAATTTGATGATAAAAGAAATTACCCTCAAAGAGATACTAAAAAACGCTAAAGTATGTGTGCCAGACCAAGAAGGGAACCTATATTGTTGGTTTGGTGACAATAGCATCACTATTATTGATCCGGATACGGGCGACGACGTTCATCATTTTACTGTCTCGCCTTGGATTGCTGGTAAACCATCCTTAAATCAAGTTGTAACATTCATCCAAAGGAGAATTAAGCTATGAATGCTAAGGTCCGACTTTCCTGTATAGGTCTGGGTGAAAGATGTTATATAATTCATAATGATGAAATCCTTTACGGAATAAAGGGTAAACAAAAGAATGGTGACATAATTGTTATGATATTAGAAGGTAAATATAAGGGTCATTGCGTCTATAAAGACCCAGAAATTTATGTAATACCGGGATAATAATATGATAAGAATGATAATCCATTGGATAACTATGTTTTCGTGGTTTGATAGAATAAGGGTCGGAAAATGAAAATTTTTGAACTAGGGTGTGCAAAACTTTATTCGACAATTATGAAAGATAAATTGAAGGAGAAAAGAATCCCTAGTACAAGAACAACACTATTCTTATGGAGATTCATATTCTGTCTCTATACATTTCCGTATAGCGTAGAATATGGATTTGTAATTGATTTCAAATTTAAATATTTGAATATAATGTTTTACCCAATAGTTTTTAGTCTTGGTTACAAAAAGTGCTTGCGTTAAGCACTTACATATCTTAGTACCAATCACGGTACGTTTTAAAGGGAGTTTTTATGAAGCACAAGTCTGTTGGTCTAGTAGTAGCACTTCTTCTTGGTGTCGTGGCAAATGAATCTCTTGCGTCGTGTGTTGAGGGTCAACATATGAGATTCAATTCAATTAATCTTACACTTCCCCCTTCGGCTATCCCGACGCTGGTAGCACCGAATAGTTCGACTATTCAGATTGATGTTGATTGCGGCCTGAAGTCTGGTGGAGATTGGGATTCTACGAGTATTGAAATTGTTGGTGTTGGTACACAGTGCTTTAACAATACCGGGAATAACGATTCTGTGAATGGCGGTGTCTGGGTAAATAGAACCAAGACATTTACACTAACAGCACCAGACATTACCGGAATTTATGAAGTTGTTGTAACAATCTTCCGTGATGAAAATTGTGATGGTTGTGATATTAGTCACGATATGATTCTTGGAGTTGGCGTGATGGGTCCACAAGGTCCACAGGGCGAACCGGGTCAGGATGGCGCTGACGGGCAAGATGGCCAAGACGGTGAAGACGGTACTGATGGTCAAGACGGACAGGACGGTACTGACGGAGAAGACGGGGCCGATGGGCAGGACGGTCAAGATGGGGCTGATGGACAAGATGGTGAGGATGGGGAGGATGGAGCGGATGGTATTGGTTGCTCTGTTGTAGATAATGAGGATGGTACGTCCACCCTTACTTGTGGTTCAGAATCAGAAACCATTACCCTTTCTGATGGGGCTGATGGTCTCGATGGTATTAATTGTTACGATCTAAATGGAAATGGTACAGAAGACCTATGTGATCCTCTGGGTCTTGCTGAATTTGGTTCGTGTGAAGATTTCGCCGCTTGGTGTCTACAACCAGAAGTTATCGAAGATGTGTCAGCGTCCAAGCTTGGTTCCGAATTGAAGGTCTACAGCGCCTACTCGTACAATGAGGGCGGATTTAAGTGTGGTTTCACAGAAGATACTAATGGTGATGCTACGGTTGACGTTCTAGACTGTCGTGGGCAAGACGGTAATGATGGTGAGGATGGCAATAATGGTAATAGTGGAGCCGATGGGTCATCCTGTTCTGTTCTTGACAATAAGAATGGTACATATACCATGACATGTGAAGATGGGACTACCGTGACTTGGGCTGATGGTACGGATGGTCTTGATGGTCAAGATGGTGCTGATGGCTCTGATGGTAACGGTATAGTTGGCCGACCGGGTGAGTCATGCTCTCTGGTAGAGAATATTGATGGTACAGCGACTCTAACTTGTGGTAACGTAGAGTTTGTTGTTGGTGAAGTTAATAGTGCAACGGGAGAGATTCCAGATGGAAGACTTTGCGGTAGTGCCGATGCCCTATCGCTTCTTTTTAGTGCTGGCGCTCTAGCGGTTGCGGCAGGATTCATGCCAAATCGTAATCGTCGTAAGTTCTAATAGTGGATTAGGTTTATGGGGGTGGGGGTTAGAAAATAATCTCCACCCCTATATGGGTGATATCTGTTATATAATTTTATGAACGGGAGAAGATATGATTCAAGCAGGTTCTAGGGCGGAAATAATATGGGAAACGGGAGAGGGGCATCTAGCTTCATGCTCTATCTGTGAGATAGTCAATATCTCTTCCAAAACAGTGGAAATCAAATATTGTTCAAAAGTTGCCTTTGAGGGGGATAAAGTTTCTCCAATAATGAAGCGTGAAATTATCACGGCAAATAAAGTAAGACGTTTGAAGGAGCTTTGTTGATTATGAAAACTCTTATAGTTGTAGATATGCAACCGGCGTATGTCTATGAAGAAGGCTTCAACGATAAGATTCTTGTTGAGAATGTAAAAACTCTTCTAAAAGAATTTATCGGAAATTGTTGGCCAATTATAATAGTCGAGTACGAACAAGCTGGTAAAACAGTAGCTCCTGTTATGTCGTGCCTAAAAGATTATTCCAACGTTTTCTTTGTGGAAAAAGATAATCTGGATGGGAGCAAACAGGTTCTTGATATTATTGAAAAATTCAATCTTCCACAATCTCTAAATGTTTGTGGTGTTTATAGCGATCAATGTGTTAAAGCAACCATGAGGGGGCTAGTTGAAAAGGGAATCGCCAACATAGAGTATTATGAAAATTGCGTTTCTCCATTTAGCCCCTCTTATGATTTTAATACGATGTGTCTTGGCGCTCTCCGGTGTTCGGAGAGTGTTTTGGTGTAGTTCTTTAGAAAGGAACAGTTTATGAACACAGTATCTTTTGTTACCAACATGGGAAATGGTCTCCCCCAGACTCACGACGTTCGTGATGGTGTGACCGTTCGGGAATTCCTTGATGTTCACTTTGAGGGCGACCTTGACGATTACATCTTCAGTATTCGTCGCAACGGTTTCTCGGAAAGAGCGGACATGGATGATGTTCTGCTCAATGGGGATCGTGTTACCGCCGCACCAGCCAAGGTCAAGGGTGAATAAATCTGTCTAATTGGAAAATGGGGCGGCTCCGAAAGGGGCTGCCCCTATTGAGGCAAGAGGATTTATGAAAAAAGAACAACTAAAAGAAGTAGCAGACATATTCCATAGCAAACTTTCTAAAAAGAAACAACTAGATGTGGTATACAACCACAATAAAGTCCGAGATGCAAGTCTAACCATACACCAAAATAACGTTCTAAGAAATAAGGCCATGAGTAACAACCTTGGTCTAGCTTCTTCTAAAATAGAAGAAAAGATTAATACCGCAATAACAAGAATTTTAGATATTGTAAGCGATTACAAGAAACGACTAGAATTCGAGAAAGAATCTTTTGATTCGAAGTATTATCTAGCCGAATTGACAGCTTGTAACAATACTTTCAAATCTCTGGTTTATGAAGACGGATATTTGATAGTTACAACAAGCCCCATAACTCTTGAAAATATTGGATTAGGAAGATTTGAAGTCCGAGTGGCTGTAAATTTGATAGACTCATCCCCTAATTCGTTCCTAACAATAAATGCACTAGAGCCGAACTATGCTGGTGGTGGAGAAAATTATCCGCATCCACACGTAGATGGTGATTCCTTGTGTATGGGTGAAGGATATAGTCTGATTTGTGATGCGGCCCAACAGGGAAGAATAGAGGATGTGTTCAATCTCGCAATCAATATTCTAAGTAACTATAATAGGGATTCGCCATACCATTCTTTAGATGAGTGGGAAGGCGTAAGATGCCAAAGATGCGATTGTAGTTACGACCCAGAAGAATGTGGGTGCTGTTGCGAAATATGTGATAGAAGTGTTTGTGATGATTGTGCCTCTTGTTGCGACTCTTGTGGTTGTTCTGTCTGTTCAGAACATATGACAATAAGTTGTGGTGCATGTGAAACACATTCTTGTAATCGTTGTTCAGAAAACAGTTCGTATTGTCAAAGATGCGATACAACATTATGCGAAGATTGCGCTACTACTTGTCAAGTGTGCGACGAAACCATATGTGAAGAATGTAGTAAATCTTGTGATTCATGCGGGGATCATATTTGTAAAAAACATGAAAGCACATGTAATGGATGTGAGTCAGGTTTGTGCGAATCTTGTGAACAATCTTGTAAACAATGTGGATCAACAATTTGTACGAAATGTCACGATGATGAAAAGTGGTGTTGCGAAAAAGAAGAGGAAAAGGAAGAAGAACCAGTAACTCCCGTTAGGCGAACACGGCGTCCAAGAACAACTTCTTAAGGAGAAAGTATGGAATTTCTAGAACCAAAGAAAAATCCTAGTGGTATCTTAAAATTTACCCCATATGCATTTGCTAAAATTATGTTTATGCGTGATGCGGGAGATACAGAGATTGGCGGATATGGGATTTCTGGAACAGAAGACCCTATGCTAGTAACTGATTTCTGTCTTGTAAAGCAAAAATGCACTTCTGTGTCAGTTGACTTGGATGAAGAGGATTCTATTAAATTCGTAGAAGACATGCTTGATAAGGGGATTGCCCCTTGGCAATGTCAGCGAATTTGGATTCATACACATCCGGGCAATTGTCCAAATCCAAGCGGCGCTGACGAAGATAATTTCGACACTAATTTCTCTTTGCCAGATTGTGCTATCTTCTATATCCTTGCTAATGAGGGTAAGGATTACACAAGAATGAGATTCAATGTTGCTCCCGGAATAGATTGTGAGATAAAGTCTGAAGTGGATTATTCTCATCCATTTGATGCTAGCAATCAAGCAGAATGGAAAAAGGAATATGAGGATAAAGTCACGAAAGAGGATGTTAAGTTCTATAAGGGAGAAAAAGAATCTATCACAGAATTCCTAAGAAACAACAAGCAATATTTCCATAGAGATACAACAAGTACAATTCCCAATCTTGAAGAGGAAGAAAAGGATGAAAATCCATTCATCTTCGAAGAAGGTGATTGTATTCTCTTCTACGTAGAAGAAGAAAAGGATTATTACAAATATGATAAAGAATTGGAAAGATTTTACGCTCCGGATGGACGCAGGATTAGAAATCCTAAATTAGAATGGGAAGCCCTTATAGAAAATTTCATAGAGCATTCCGAAGAGGAAGAATGGAAAGAGGCATTTAGAGATATGGAGGGTCAATATGAGTCAATCATTGGCGGACAGATCGGCTAGACAGAGAACATTAGTTCCGGAAGAGAAGCTGAAGAATACCAAGTGTACGGTTGTCGGTGTTGGGGCTGGCGGTAGGCAAGTGGCTCTTACGTTGGCAGAAATTGGTGTTCCTAGACTTGATCTTATTGATTATGATAAGGTCGAAGTGCCTAATTTGGCCACACAAGGCTTTTTCGAAAGTCAAATTGGGGAATTTAAGGTAGATGCCGTTGCCCAAGTAATCAAAATGATTAATCCCGGTATAGAAGTCAAGGTTATCAAAAATAAATTCAATCCAATGACTTTTAATGACGGAGTGGTTTTCAGTTGTGTAGACTCTATGGAAGCTAGAAAGCAAATCTTTGAATCCACAGCTTCGGCAAGAGATTTGTTTATAGATAGTCGCACTGCGGCTGAGTATGCAAGAATTTTCGTTGTGCATGACGATGAAAGTTATGCTCATTATGAGGCGAGTTTGTATACCGATGAAGAAGCTTTTAATGTTGGGTGTACGACTCCCATGACCATTTATAGCGCCAAAGTCTCGGCTAATCTTAGGGTCGCACAGTTTGTTAAGTGGCTAAGAGGATGCGCATTAGATAAGGAAATTGAAATCAATCTTCTCTCTAATGAAATGAGGGCTATATGAATAAGATTCAGATTGAAATAATAAGAGAAATGATACATGATAGACAAAATTCTTTAAGAGAATTAATTGACGCCGAAAGAAGAAAATTAAGAACGCAAAGTAAAATAGCTACACCGTCAATCGGAATATGTGATGGGCTTCCAGTTAAAGCTCAAAGAATTCTTGAAAGTGTTATACCGAAAATACAAGAATATAACGCTATAGTTGAAGAATTTAATAATCCAATAGAAGAAAAAATAAGAAGTTTAGATACAAAATATAGAGAATTGTGGAATAGCTTTGATGAAGTTAAAGAAAAAATAATGATCAAATTGGCGTTTAGTAAAAATACTATGGATGAAATAGAAGAAATCTTAAAACTTTTGCCATCTCGTTTGGATTAAAAATGATAACACTTTTAATAGCTTTCACTATTGCCGATCTTTTAATAACTTGGTTCAACATGAATCATCCTTCTTTTTATGAGTTGAACCCTATTGCAAGATATCTAATGTATAATTATGGTGTTTTTGGATTAGTAGTTCTAAAAATAGTAACATCCATTCCATTTATTCTTGGATATAGACACTTGACAAAATCCAGAGATAAATACTGGCAGGGAATATTAATTTGTGATGCATTATTGTTCAGTGTGTTCGTTTTTTGGTTTTGGTCTTGGGGGACTTTTCTTTGGTACAATCTATGAATCAACTTAAAAAAGAGCTTAATGAAGCTAAAAATCGAGTAAAGAACAAGAAAACTGATTACAAATGGTTGAAGTCTACCTCCAAAAGATTTTGGCTACTAGAAAAACTCTATAAAAAAAGACCAATAGTAATAAGTAATTGGGAATGCATGGGTCCACCATGCGAGCATGACTATCCATGCGAAGGCGGCTTGAAGTCTTGCGATCTAAACGTAGAATTGCCTCCACGAATTAAAGATTTGTGGAGTTGCATAGTCGGATATTTTTCTTGGATTCTTGAGTTTAAAGAACTCCCCAAGATAAAAGATTACCTTCCTTGGAAATTTACAGATAGATGGGTATTCTGTATAAATTCTATAGATTGCTTTTATGATAGATGGCTGGATGAGCCGTTCGATCTGTTTTATAAACTAAAATTCCCGCCAAATAGCACCAAACCCGATTGGTATTCTCTAAGAGATAAGGATGGAGATAAATCATACGAATGGATTAAGGCTAATGGTGTTAGAATTCTCAAATTCAGACCAGTCATCACATATGATGATGTTTGGACTCCAAATGAATCCTTAACCAAAGAAGACCTTATTAAGTATACCAAAATGTGGTTACAAAAATGGTATCCCAATCTTGCTGATAGAGAAATTGTTTACAGAGAAACAAAATATGATTGATATATTAAAAACTTTGTCAGATAAAAAATTGATAAATCCACCTGATTGGCTTCTTGATAGAACAGTTTTTCTTTGTAAAACTGGTTCACACGCTTATGGTATGGCTAATGAATTCTCCGACAATGATATATACGGGTTCTGTATTCCGCCTATTGAGTATATATTTCCTCACACGGCTGGTCACATAGAGGGATTCGGCAGGCAAATCAATAAATTCGAACAATTCCAACAGGAAGGTATCGAGTATGACGATCAAGTGTATGATATAACAATTTACAACGTAGTCAAATTCGTCCATCTGTGCATGGAAAACAATCCCAATATGATAGACTGTCTTTTCGTTCCTAGAGATTGTATTATATTGGAAACGCCAGAATCCGATATTATTCTTGATAATAAATGGTCTTTTCTGCATAAAGGATGTTTCCATAAATTTGCGGGTTACGCTCATTCCCAATTGCGCAAAATAAGAAATAAAGAACCAGAGGGCAAGAGGAAGATTATAGTAGACACGTTCGGATACGATACAAAGTATGGTTCTCATCTATACCGTCTAGCCAACGAATGTGAGCAAATATTGACAACTGGCGATATAGATTTGAGACAGTCATCTGGACAAATGAGGGCTATTAGAAAGGGTGATGTTTCTCTTTCTGAATTGGAAACTTGGTTCGCAGAAAAAGAAGTAGAACTAAAAGAACTCTACGATACAACTGAAGTAGTCCCTCATAGTCCGAACGAACCATTAATAAAAGGTCTCTTGATAAAGTGTCTTGAAATTTATTATGGCGATCTAAAGAAATTTGGAGTCGATTATGGAACAGGGAAACTTTTACAGAGCAGCTAAGTATTATCAATTAATTGGTATGTCAGATGAGGAACTTCTAAACTGTATAGAGGTTCTTAATTGTCTCATAACATATTTTGAAGAAAGAGGTTCAAGTTTCGACTTAGTTACTGAAAAACTAGTTCGTGAATTAGACCAATGCAAAGGATTTGCAAGATCAAGAAAATTGGGAGGATATTAAATGAAACCGTGGATTCATGCTGAATCGTCAGCTAGGAAATTTGGTGGTAAACCAGAAGATTACATAGATATCCATAACTTAATGGATTCCAGTAAGTCAGCGATTGCAGATAATCGCCATAGAGCATTGACGCATAACTGTTGGTTCCTATCCACGATTCTAGAAAGAATCTTTGGAGTCACAATCACAAACTCTAATGGTAAAAAGATTTCTGTAAGAGATATTGGCGAACAACATGTTTTAGAAGACTATAGGGGGAAATTTATTCCAACAGCGCAGGACTTTCTTCAGGGAATTCCTTTTGAGGAATGGATGGATAATGGGAAGGGTGAATTACCCAATTCGTCAAAGAAATTATATGAAAAAGAAGTTCAAAAATTTGAATTTCCGGCACCAGTACCCAATCCCCCAACTGTGCTACCAAATCCATATCCGTTTGACAAACCGTTTGATGATAATAGACCAAGAATAATTGATTAAGAAAGGAAATTGTATGAACGCAATGGAAAAGTTTGAAGCAGCAAAGTCTAAGGCAGAGGTAATCAAGAATGAAGCAAGAGCGGTTATGAAGGATGCTTTTTCCGAATGCACAAAAGCACTTTTCGAAGAAAACCCAACACTTAATAGTTTCGGATGGCGTCAGTACACTCCTTATTTCAATGATGGGGATGAATGCACTTTCAGCGCCCATATTTATGATCCAGATATTAATGAAGAGGATGGGTACGAAATTTATGGTGAAAATCCATTGAATAATCTAAAGAAGAAAGTTTGTGCTGTTCTTCAAAAATTTGACAGTGAAGATTTCAAGGAAATGTTCGGCGATCACTCTAGAATAACTGTTACTAGAGATGGGAAAATAAGTTCGGATAGTTATGATCATGACTAGAATAACTTTAGAGTTCAAAAATACGTGCGACTGTGGTTGTGGAAACACAGTAATAGAATTAAGGTCTAAACAAGATATAATATTTTTGTTAGATTCTGGATATCCAATCTGTCCAGAGTGTGGTAGAGATATGGAATGGGTTAAATGAAAGGAAATCTTATGGAAGCACAAGAACGCGAACCGGCATTTTCAATCGAAATAGATGAGGTTAATGGTAAGTTTATTCTAACTTGCAACAAGGGTCTGGCTGGCCCGATGGCTAACCAATTGAAGCATACTGGAAACCAAAGAAAGGCCGCTTCGATTCTAAGAAGAATGGGACGAGATATTTCAGAGGCAGGGAATATACTATATGGGAACGAAAACTATGCAGAGGGAACAGTTGCTTCGTGAACTAAGAGAAATTCTTGATAAACTTGATTGCGAACCAGACTCGCCAATAACTAGGGCGAAATCTGCAAAGCATGAAAGTGAAGAAGAAGTTTTGCTTCAACATATAAGAATTCTCATAGAAAATTATAAACATGATATTACTTCATTAATAAATGAAAACTTCCAAATGAGAAAACTTCTAGAGGGTGGTGAAGACGACAATTATCCTCCAACAGATATGTTATAAAGGATTATTATGAGCAACTTTAAAACTGATCTACAAGACTATATCCTTAGCGGTCACGCACTTCTCTATGTCTCAACTTTCGAGAAAGAAAGAGCGGCAGAAGAGATAGAGAAGCACTGCAAAGAAATAAACAAACAAACCCTAGTTTGGTCCGTATCGTCAGGATGGTCTACTGTAGACGGATCAAAAATAGAGGGTATTGGCCCATGTCTACCAGAGATGGTTATTGGTACAATTCTTAATATGCCAGAAAATATTGTTTGTGTAGTAAAAGAATTCTGGCCTTATGTTAATAAAGATTGTTATAATCAATTCGATACGGTTATCTCTCAAATAAGTGAGTCTAAAAATCACTTGAGTCACAAAGGGAAAACCATTATCTTTTTGGGGGCAGAGTTTGAAATCCCAACGTCGTTAAGACACGATATAACAACGCTAGACTTTTCTCTTCCAAGCAAAGAACAAATCAAAAACAATATCTTATTTGTGGGAGAAAGTGTCGAGACCAAAGACGGTAAACCATTCGAAATAAATCCAGAAATCATGGATGATACTATTCGCGCCTGTCAAGGTATGACTTCATGCGAAATCGTAGATAGAGTTTCTTTGGCCGTAAGAAAGCACAAAACTATAGATCACGAAGCTATTAAGACTATTCTAAGAGAAAAAGCAGCAGTTATTAGAGCGTCTGGTCTTCTCACCTATATAGAACCACCAGCCGGTGGGTTGAATAATATTGGTGGTTATGAAGTTCTTAAAAGAACTATCCTATTAGACAAACCATGCTTTTCGGATAAAGCAAGAGATTTCGGCATAGAAAGTCCCAAAGGTATCTTGCAGGTTGGAATTCCGGGTTGTGGCAAGACCAGAATAAGTCTGTGTGTTGCGTCCGAGCTTAATCTTCCCCTAATATCTATGGATATTGGGTCTCTTATGGGGTCTTTGGTTGGTTCTTCGGAACAAAATACAAGACAAGCTTTCAAGATTATTGAGAGTGTGTCTCCGTGTGTACTTCAATTGGATGAAATAGAGAAGGGGTTTGGGGATTCATTGGATGGTGGGGCTTCATTGAGAGTTCTTGGAACTGTGCTTAAATGGCTTAGCGATAGAACTAGCGTAGTCTATGTCATAGCCACTGCCAATACCATTCATCGGTTGCCGCCAGAGTTTTTGAGACCGGGAAGATTTGATTCTATATTCTTTCTAGACCTTCCTAATGATTCAGAAAGAAAGGCTATAGTAAATATTCATTTGGCTCAAAGAGGAAGAAACCCGAATAAATTCGATCTGAATAAGATGGTTGAGATGACTAAGGATTATTCCGGATCAGAGATAGAACAAATTGTTAAGACTGGACTTAAAATCGCTTTCTGTATGAATGAAGAATTGGATCAGAGCCACTTGGAAATGGCTGCGCCGTCAGTAGTACCTATATCTAAAGTAGAGCCTGAAAAGATTAAGGCTATGAGGGAATGGGGTGCATCTCATGCAAAATTGGCGAACAGCAAGCCAGAAGAAGTCGTAGAAAAGAAGGGTAGAAAGGTTTCTGTATGAGCCTAGATTATAGTGATGTTGTTGAAATGATAGCGCAAGCTTATATGCACTTAGAGCCAGAAGAATTAGTAGAAGAGTATAATAGAATTTATGATGGTGATAGAGAAATCCAATATATAGGTGATGGTTATTTTTCTTTCTTAGATTAGGAATCAAATATGACTCAAACAAATGAAACATTAAACCTTTTTGATGTTGGTTGTCTAGTGTCCCTATCAATCGGCTCATGGTCTGGTAGGCGCATGGTTTCGCGGGAAGATTGTGAAAGTCTAGGAATTGATACAAAAGCACTTCCTGATGAACTAGTAAATCTTGGCAGGAAGCTTTTGGTATCAAAAAGTGAAATTCAAGCTATCTCCAAAATAGAGCAAAGAGCAAGATATTATCTTTCGCAATTTTCGGTCCCATTCGGGATAGCCAATTCATTCTTTGTGCCACTTAAAATAGTGCCAGACCTAGAACATAATTTGAAGCAATTCAGAAAAGAGTTCTTTGATGTTGTTGACTCGTTCATTGTTAGATTTAATGATCTTAAGGATGAGGTTAAGCAGCGTCATCCAGAATTCTTTGAAAAGTGTCTAAAACGATTCTACCCTCCCACAGCAGAATCTTTGCGGTCCCGCTTCTACTTCGATTGGCATTTGTTCAGAATCGCTGGATTGAATAGTCTTCAGGGGGTGTCTGTGTCACATATTATTGAAGAAAATGAAGCTAAGCTAGAGAAATCTAGACAGATGAAGGAAAAGATGCAAAAGGAAGTCGGATCATTCGTAGAACAATACGTGGGTTCTATGCGTGAAGAAGTTATCAAATTCTGCGACTTGGTAAAGTGTCGAATCAATGGTACGCCATTTGCTGATGAGGAAGAGGGTAAGAAGCTTTCACCGAAAACCTTAACGTCATTCCGTAAGTACATAGATAAGTTCAAGATGCTTAATGTATTCGGAGATTCCGATCTAGAAAAGATGTTGAATGAATTTAGGGAGCAATTCTTGGATGCAGAATTCAATGGGAAAACACTTGAAAGTCCAGCATTGCAAAGCGCCATCCTAAGCGCAACTAACGGTATTAGAAAAGCAGCATCTATGGAAAATGAACAGACTAGTCAATTCATTAAGGGTTTGAAGAGGAAGGTAGTTATATGAAATACAAGACTATGAAGGTCTTTAATTGGTTGGATATGCCTAGAGAAGTTCATGATGAAGTGTGCGATGAACAGCCAAACGATTCTTATAGATGTGTGTGGCTAGATGGAGAATATCTTCCCAAAACAGTAGAGTGGTTATTGGCTAATGGGGCAGAAAAAAAGGATGAAAGAGTCTTAGTTTCAATTTCTTGGTAGGAGAATAAATGAAAACAAATTTAAGGAATAAACCAAGACTTATAGCGGCAGGATCAACTAGGCCGGGAGATTGTTTTAAATATTGGCCATGTAAAGATTCTAGCCCGGAAACTTCTTGGATTTGCATGAGGACTGATGGAAGATTTTGTCTAACAGATTGTAAAGATGCATGGCCCGTAAGATTTGTCAGATTAAATTCTGGTGAAGAGTGCGGAACAGATAATGAATCTATGGTCGAGCCGCTTGATTTAACAGCAACAGATATGTAATGGAGAATTAGTAATTAATGTTTAACGATTACAAATTACCAAAAACTCAAGATATACCAAAGGATATTTTGTTGAAAAATATAAGACTTTATTTTGATGGTATGAATATCTATGAGTTTGTGAAAGAATACAATAGACTTTTCCCAGAAAATCAAGTGGTCTTGATAGAAGATGGATTCTTTGCTAAGGAATGCGATTGGAGAAAACTTTAATGTCTAGTTATTGTAATGTTCAAACAGAGTTCAAAAATCAAAGTGCGTTAATAGCGGCCTTGATGGAAACTGGAAATTGGACTAAGAATCAAATAGAAGTCCATACCGACCCAAAAAACCTAATAGGGTATCAGGGAGATGTTAGAGCCGACAAAGCACATATCATTATAAGAAGAGAATTTGTTGGGAGCGCCAGTAACGATTTAGGATTTGTTAAAACAGAAAATGGAAACTATACAGCTATAATTTCTAGTTACGATAGCAGCAGATATAATAAAGCGTGGTTGAATAACCTTAAAGGAAATTATGCATATCACACAATAAAAGAACAACAAGAGGCTAGGGGGCGTATAGTTAGTAGGGAAAAACTGGCCGGAAATAAGCAAAGACTCCACATTAAGGGATACAGATGATTCTGGAAATTAGAAATTGGTCAATAGAATTTATAAGAGACCGAATAGGGTCTCATAAAAGTTCTTTACTTATATGGGGGAATAATGACTGGCTAATCAAAAAAACTTTTGTATTCTATAATCGTAAAAAATATATGGGTAGCGACTGGAAAAAATACAAGAGTATCAGATACTTGTCTTTTCCCGAATTCCTAAATATAAACTTCATAATGATAGATGTAAATAAATACGGAATTCCATTCATGTTCCACGTTTTGAGAGATACTAAAAATGTTTGAACAGTCATATAGATTCAATCAAGTTGCAATAAAGCAGAAGGAAAATGTCTGCATAAGTAGGTCTGACGTTGTTACAGAAAGCGAAATTATAAAGGGAATATTTAGACCAATCCCTCTTATAGCCGCAAATATGTCCAGCGTAGTCAATGCGGATTTCTGTGTTAAGCTTTATGAGCTAGGAGCGCTTGGGGTTTTACATAGAGCGTTTCGGTATGATTTCGATTATATTAAAGAAACAAAGAAAATATCAGATAGGTGTCCAGTAACAGCAGTGTCTATAGGTATAAAAACTAATGACTATCTTCTAGTAGAAAGCCTGATAAATAAAGGTGGGGCTAATTGTATATTTGTCGATGTTGCTCATGGATTTAGTAAGCAAGTTTTAAAGATGTGCAGGACGATAAAGGATATGTATCCTACCGTTCGGGTTGTTGCTGGTAACACGATTAATCCAGAAATGTTCCCAATGTTCAGGGGATGGGTTGATGCTATTAAGGTTGGTATAGGTGGTGGTAGTGCCTGTATAACGGCGAATACGGCGGGTTGTACGAAGAATCAATTTAGTGCCGTGTACGATTGTAAACTTAATTCTAGGGAATACAATATTCCAATAATAAGTGACGGATCAATAAGAGAGCCAGCGGATTTCACTAAGGCTATCGGGGCTGGCGCTTCATCTGTCATGGCCGGTTCTATCTTTGCAAGATGCCCAGAAAGCGCCGCTGAAGTAATTGACGTTGGCGGCATTAAGAAAAAGGTATACAAGGGGATGGCTAGTCGTTCCGTCCAAGAACAATGGTTGGGCAAAGTAAATAATGATTGCCCAGAAGGAAAGACTAACCTATTGGATTTGGGTGAGTCGGTAGAAAATCTATTAGCTAGATACAATGGTGCTTTGCGGTCTGGCATATCGTATGCGGGCTTCAAAAATATAGACGATTTTAGGAAACATTGTGAGTTTCTCTTGATATAAGGATTCCAAAATGAAAATTGAAATTGATAATATTAATGAATTGACACGTATTGGTAGCATAACACTCGGCACTTGTGTTCTCTATGAAGATAGATACTATATCCTTAGTGACTTAGATGAGAATAATAAAGTGATTCTTGTTGATTTGGAAAAAGGAAGACCGTCCAAGGTATCATTAGATACAAAGGTAAAAGTAATAAAAAATGCTAAAGTGGTTAATTAGGATTAAACGATGCTAAACAAGAATATGACATTTTGTTTTACTGGAAAGGGTCCAATCACCCGAAACGAAATGGAAGCTATGGCTATTAAGGCTGGAGCGTCTGTCTCGAAATCTATAACTAACACAACAACTATACTGGTCATAATGGATATGAATAGCACTTCGACCAAGGCGAAAAAGGCCCGTGCATATGGTATAGAATTAATTGGTCCCGAAACATTCTTTGCAATGTGCAATGGTCACATAAAAAATAATGCAGCCGTTGAACATAAGATTAATATTGAGAAAAAGATTATTGCAGAACAAGTTAAGAAACCACTAACTAGAAGAATAGTCCTATGATAATAGAACGATGGAAAAATATCCGTAATTATGAAGGATTATATTCCGTTTCTAATCTTGGTAGAATCAAAAGATTAAAAGGATTTAAACGAAAAAATGACAGAATATTAAAACCAGTCAAACGGAGTAAGTATGGGCATGAATGCGTGTATCTTTCCAAAAATACAAATCAAAAACAATATTTTATTCACAGGTTAGTTTTAGAAACTTTTATTAGTCAATGTCCTCCGGGAATGGAGTGCAGACATTTAGATGGAAAACCTTGGAATAATGAATTAACAAATTTGTGTTGGGGTACTAAAAAAGAAAATCAAGAAGATTCAAAAAAGCATGGCACAAGAGTAGATAATAGGGGGTCAAACCAGTGGAAAGCAATATTAAATGACAATAAAGTAAAAAAGATTCTAAAATTATTAGAACTTCATGAAAGTTGTTCTAATATAGCAAAAAAATTCAATATCTCAATCAGAAGCATTTATTATATAAAACAAAATAAAACATGGACCCATATAGAAAGGTGAATAGACTATGAGAAAAAGAATCGCTGGAAAAACAATTAATGGTAAGTGGACACTATCAGAATGTCAAACATGCGGAAAGGCACCCGCGTTTGTCAAAAGTACCATGATCAAAAAGGAAGAAGTTAAGACTTATACAACTAGTGTTCTTTGCAAGAAGTGCGGATCGGGTAAAACCGATGTTGTTTCTGGGCCTTGCATGATTCCAGAATCACTTGTAGAACTATTTCCTGTTTAAGGATGATGAAATGATTCCAACTATCGAAATTGATGAAGAAGGAAATGTGTCAACTCTATATAATGATTTCGTAAATCTTTACGAAATCGGAAAAATCACCAACGTTAAAAAAGCCAGTAATGTAGAGTTCAATGAACAAGAACAATTATGGGAAATAATTCACGCCAAGACTGGCGAAGTAGTTGGATCGGACAAAAATCGAGAAAATGCAATAGAGAAAGAAATCGGAATGTTCCAACCGGGGGGAGAATATTATGAAAACAACTGATGGATTTAGATTTAAAAGAGGACAAACTTACTATAAGATAGAACGCAATGAAATTAAATCCTTTGTGTGTGAAGAAATCTATATTAATAAGCGATATCCGCAAAATGATAGAATCCATTTCAACGATCAATATTGGCCATTATTTAGACGAGATATAAGATATATTTGGTACAAAGAATTAAAAAATGCAAAGGAAAAACTTCAGAAGAATTTAAAGGCTGAGGTTGCATGGAATAAGAAAAACATCAGAGAATTACAAAAAACTTTGGAGACTCTAAATGCCTAGAAAATTCTATAAGACAGTCTACGAAATAGAAGTTTTGTCAGAAGAAAAAATTCCAGAATGGATGAGCGTAGAGGAAATAGCTTATGAAATTACTAGTGGTGGATGCAGCGCTGTTTTCAATCATATTAAAACACAAGAGTTAACAGGAAAAGAATGCGCTGAAGAATTAATGAATCAAGGGTCTGATCCAGAGTTTTTTCAAATAGATGAGAATGGTAACGAATTAGGAGATGATGATGCCGACATTTAAAATCAAGTGGCATGGTGTACAAAACGTTAATGGCGAAATTATTATTCAGGCAAAAGATGAAGAACATGCTACGGAAATGGTTCAAGATGATCCGGAAGCCGGTGATCCTGAAATCGAATACTTCGGACTTGACGATATAGAAATAGATGAGTGTACAGAAATAGGAGATTAATGTGGCCCTAACGACAGAAAAATACAAAATTAAGTTCTATCACAAAACACTATCTTGCGAACAATTAACAGAATGGGGTATATCTTTACCTTTCGGTGAGCAACGAAGATGTACAATAGCTAGAATATATAGTCAGGATAATCCAGATTTAATAGCTGGTGAATATATTGCGATCTGTAATCCTACAGATAATTTCAACAGGTCGGTTGGTAGAAAGAATTCTTTGTGTGGCGTACTTTCTGTTTTGGAGAATAAGGATGAGAGAAAAGAAATCTGGGAAGCTTACAGAAAACAATTCAAAGGTTGAAAATTCGTTTTACACCTTTAGACAGAATAATTCTGGCGGCACTTTTGATGTAAGCGATGATGTTGCTGAATATGTTATAGTAGAAGCAGAAGATTCTGAAGAAGCTAATTTTATAGCAAAGCGAAAAGCCGGTATATATTTTGATGGTGTGTCCGAAGGTCTAGATTGCAGTTGTTGTGGAGATAGATGGTACGGAGCATCACAATGGGATGCTTATCCAGAACCTTGCATCTATGGTTGCCCCGCAAAAGAATATATGGGTTGGAGCAGCGCGAAATGCATAATTTATTTCAAGAACGGAACAAAAGAAATCTTAGATATAAAAAAGGGTAACTCTCCAACAGGAATCATTAAAAGTAGGAGTTAATATATGGCAAAAGAAATAGTTATAGACATAGATGAAAATGGAAATTGCAAACTCGAAGGAATGGGTTTTATGGGTCCAGAGTGTGAAAAAGCAATGTCAGAAATAGAATCCGCTCTAGGGACAACAACTTCAAAAGTTTTAAAACCAGAACATTCTGTAGTAGTTAGAAATAAAACCAAGTTACGAGAAAGGGCGTAATATGGGCGGATCATTATTGGTAGCAGCAGCTATGATGTTTCAATGTTGGACTGGTCCATTAGTCAGACCCGGTTGGGAAAGGCCGGAAACTCCGGAAGACCCAGAATGGGATTGTTGGTTCTATACCGATTATGAAAATGATGGAGATACCGATCTTAGTGATTGGGCGTATTTCCAAAATGATACAGGAAGATTTGATCCATGATTACAGCAGATAGTATATGGAATATAATTGTGTCTAATGGTTTATGCCATCCGGATGGTAAAGATGTTTTTATGGATTTTTACTATGCCAGAAATATCAACAAAGTATTCTCATATAGATTGAATTGTCCACTATTAGGTAGGGGTTGTAAGATTTGGCAAGACGGTAAATCTCTATGGATTGACGCTTTCAGGGAGGATATTACCGATGCTAAGCAGTTGATTATTGATAAGGTTAACAAGGAACTTGAAGATTTAATGAAAGGATAGAATATGGCTAATGCAAATAGAATTAGACTGTGGTATAGAGCGCTCCTAAAGGCAACTGATCAAACAAGAGAGTGTCTAAAGGATGAAAATGGAAGATGCTGTCTAGGTGTAGCTTGCGATGTTTATAAACAAAATACTGGAAAAGGGTATTGGGAAGACAACGATGGAGCATTAAAATTTCAAGGAGAAGGAGATACTCTACCCCTTGAAGTTCAAGAGTGGTTTGGTCTAGAATCGTGCGATCCTTATTTGAATCATGACGGACTTGATAAAACCGCTAGTTCGTTGAATGATTCTGAAAAACTATCCTTTAGAGAAATTGCAGAATGCGTAAGAGATACTTATCTAAGAAATGAATAACTAAATTTAGGAGGGTGGTATGAAACCTATTAAGACTAGAATTCAATTATGGTATGACGCTTTAATGAGGGCGAAAAAGCAAACTACTGGTTGCCTAAAAGACGAATCTGGTAGATGCTGCTTGGGTGTAGCCTGTGATGTTTACCAACAAAATACAGGAAAAGGGCATTGGGATGGGTCTTGTTTTATTGATGATGAATGCGATTTGCCGGATGAAGTAAGAAAATGGTTTGGATTCGATTCTCCTGATCCAATATTAATTAGTAATGAAGAAAAGAAATACGCATCTGTATTGAATGATAATGATAATCTTTCTTTCAAGCAAATTGCCGCATGTGTCAAAAAAACATTTCTGGAGAATAAGAATGTCAAGTCTTCTAAATAGAAGTGCTGTTAAGAAATTTATCATGGCTAAGCTGGCCGCTCTGCGACCCGGAATGGAAAAAGAACTCACAAGCGTATCTACAGAAGCCTTAGATAAGTTAGAAGCAAGACTCAAGGTGTGGATAGAAAGTGATATTATGAAACACCCAAGCAAGGGAAAGAGGTATAATCCATAATGACTTTCGATACTTTATATTCTTTGAATAGTAATGGGTCTGTTCAACAATGGACAATTTCCGTTAAAGGAAATACTATAACAAAGGAATACGGGCAAGTCGGTGGTAAAATTCAAACCACATCCGATGTTATAGAAAAAGGCAAGAATATTGGAAGGGCTAATGCTACAACCCCACAAGAACAGGCTGTAAAAGAAGCCCAAGCCCAATGGGAAAAGAAACTTAAGAGTGGTTATGTTAAGACTTTGGGCAAAGCCCAAAAAAGTGAAGTAGATACTAAATTTGTTACTGGCGGTATTGAGCCAATGTTGGCTCAAACTTTCAGTAAACAAGGGTACAAGATTAAATATCCAGCATATTCCCAACCCAAGCTAGACGGTATAAGGTGTATAGCTATGGTTGATAACGGTGTATGCACTTTGTGGTCCCGCACAAGAAAGCCTATAAACAGTATGCCTCATATTGTTGCGGCTATAGAGAAACGTATAACTAGTCCAAATCTAATAATATTCGATGGCGAATTGTATAACCACGACTATAAAGATAAATTTGAAGAGATTGTATCTTTCGTAAGATCAGAAAGTCCAAAAGAAGGTCATGAAGTTGTACAATATCATATATATGATCTAGTGGATACAAATTTACCTTTTGAACAAAGATTATTGGTTATAAATAGTATAAATTTTAAAACCGATAGAATTGTTAAGGTTGATACAAGAATAGTTAATGATCCACAAGAATTGATGCTATGCTTTGAAGAAGATAGGTCTAATGGTTATGAGGGGTCTATAGCAAGAAATTCTCAAGCTATTTATGAAAATAAAAGATCGTATCATCTTCAAAAGCTAAAAGAATTCGATGATGCGGAGTTCAGAATCGTTGGGGTAAAACCCGGACGCGGCAGGATGGCTCAATGCGCTGTATTTGAATGTGTGACTAAAGATGATAATTCGTTTGATTGTAAAAAAGAAGGGTCGCTAGATAAACTCAAAGAGTATCTAGACAACCCTAAAAAAGTTTTGGGAAAGATGCTTACTGTGAGATTCCAAGGCTATACGAATGGCTCTGTACCACGGTTTCCCGTTGGAGTCTCAATTAGGGATTATGAGTAAGGAACTTATCCAAGAACGCTTGCTTCTGTTCTGGTGTAAGGGAGTTCCATAGAGTGGTAATATTTTCAAGAGGGCCGGGACCGTCTGGTTGTGGTGCTGGATTAAGAGCGCCAATAGCACCGGGGATCATATTGGTTATGCCTTCAACAGCCTTTTGCATAGCTTGCGCTTGTGCAATAGCGATTGCTGTCATATTGTCGGCATACTTGTTGTATGCGTTTTCCATAGCCTTGATCTTTTCGACCTGTGCTTCGGTAACAGTTGAGGCGTCAGAATTAACGTGGGCTTCTAGCTCACCCTTAAAGTTGCCGCCTTCTTTGTCGTATTCGCCGTTAAATTTTAGATCACCAGAGAAATTTGAACTAGCAGAAGCTTCTAGTGATGTTCTGGTTTTCTTGAAATGGATTTTGGGCTGTTCTACGCCCATACCCTGTGCCGGTGATAGAAAAGAGGCTGTGCAACCAGAAAAAAGACTTATAAAAACAAACGAAACTATTGCTAAAGTTGGTTTAATCATTTTTAATTCCCCATTAAAAGAAAACGGTAAACTTCTACAGTATATTATACACAAACATGTTTAGTAAAGTGATACTTTAAATAATTGGAGATTGTATGATTTTAGAAATAGTCAAGTACCCACATGAAATCCTAAGAGCTAATTGTGATTCGGTAGAGTTTCCAATGACTGAAGCTGTAGAACAGGCCATAAAAGACATTAAAGAGACATGCGCCTTCCATAAAGGTCTAGGATTGGCTGCGCCACAAGTGGGCTATGATTTGAGATTTTTTGTATTTAATACAGAAGAAATTATCATCAATCCTATTATAATATCCGGATCAAGTAAGATTTGGTCAGAAGAATCTTGTCTATCTATTCCCGGTGCTTCGTATAGAGTTAGGAGATGGAAAGAGATTACTGTTGCCTATTATAATGAACACGGCGATATAATCAACGATAGAGTTCTTAAAGGTATAGAGGCTGTAGTGTTTCAACACGAATACGATCACTTGAAAGGAATCCTAATAAGAGATAAGGAAATAAGATGAAGTATCCCGAACATAAAAAGCTTAATATATCGACTCATAAGTCCCAAGTTATAGGCGAATTTTTGGACTGGCAAAGAACCAAATGTAGGAGATTGTGTTTTTTCGATTTAACCTATGATGGCTATAGGCCAGTTAATAACACAATAGAAGAAATTCTTGCAGAATATTTCGAAATAGATTTAGTAAAATTAGAACAAGAAAAGAAACTAATTCTAGAAAAATTGAGAAATCAAAATGCCAAAGAAGAATAAAAAAGTAAGACAGAAGATAAAGCAAGAGAAGGAACAGAAGCACGAAAAGACCTTTGCTCCGCAGCCAAGAGTCTTGGCTATCCTAATAGGATTTCCGGGTTCTGGAAAGTCTTACTATGCGCAGCATTGCCTCAATAATTATTACAGAATCTCTCAAGATGAGTTCGGTAGATTTCCGCATTATAAAAAGTTCCTTCAACTTCTAATAGAAGGATGTAATCGCATTGTTATTGATCGTGTGAATTTTCAAAGATTACAAAGGTTAAGATATACATTGCCAGCAAAATACTTTAAGTATAAGATAACATACTATCACTTTACAGCGCCAGAAGTAATGTGTCTGAAAAGAATGGCTACAAGACAAAATCATCCAACCATCAACTCAAGAGATACCGAAAAGCATAAGGAAATAATAAACCAGTTCAAGACTCAATTTGAGTCCATAGAAGATTATGAGTTTGATGAATATGTGGAAGTGAAAACCGGAGAATAGAATGTTGAATCAAAATATATTAGATATTCTTAAAGAACTTGAAAGAGATATCCCTGATTTTTATATGTGTCATGGGGATATTCAGCAACAAATAGCATTCTGGATAGCTGAAGATAGATTAGCTACAGAAAAAAGAATTAGAAGGAATGAGCGGTCTAAGCAATTAAGAAAATATAAGAAAGCTTCTCTGAATTGGAGATAAAATGAGAAAAATCGCTAAAATCTTAGACCTAACACACTTGAAGAATAAACGATTTATAGTTATTGGGGATATTCACGGATGTTACGATCAATTCATAAATCTACTAATCAAATGCAATTACAATAAGCAAACAGATGTTATAGTTGGGTGTGGAGATTTAGTCGATAGAGGCGATCAGTGTTACGAAGTTTTGAATACTTTTACACCAGACAATCCTCATGAAGAACATCATATATACACGGTTTGCGGGAACCATGATGACAAGTTTAGACGATGGTGTACTGGTAATAAAGTTACTATTGGCAAAGCGCTACAAAAAACTATAGACGAGATAACTATTAAGTCGCCAAACTTGGCGATGGATAGATGGCGGTTTGCACTTTATATTGATGCTCTACCACACATTATTCGTCTACCAGATTTAAACGGTTTGCCTTGCTACGTGGTTCATGCAGGAATTGATACTAGATATCCAATAGATTCCCAAACTAAAGAAACATGCATCTATATTCGTGGAATTGACCCAAAGAACTATTTCGATGAAACTAAGGGAATTTGGTATGATACTCTACTTGGCGGGTACTATATTCTATCTGGCCATATAGGTTCATTCAACGTCAATCCCGTTCCTTGGAACTTTGCTCTAGATGGTGGTTGTGCGGGTGGTGGAGTTCTAAGAGCTATGGTTATCGAAAACGGAAACTATGAAATAGTCGAAACGGAAGGTTTCAAAAGGAATTGTATGATACCAGAAGAATTCAAAATATCTGAAGGAAACAATGGGGAAAGATTAATAACGCCCGGATTTGCTGTTTCCAATTCCGCTTGGAAATCTGAAGATTCATTATGGCTAAGGTCACTGCATTTAGACGCTGATGATAAAGTCATTTCGTGTGGCTTTAAAAAGTTCTTCAATTTGGGAGAGGGTTGTGACCATTCTAGAATAACAGAGCAAGATTTGCTGGACCAGATAGAGAAGGGTAAAGGGCTTCTAGCTACTCTGAAGATAGATGGCTCGCTTCTTATACGGTACGTCCATAATGGAGAAGTTAAGTTTAGAACGAGAGGTTCTTTAGAAGTTGGTTTGGATAATAAGGATGAAATACAAGGATTCCTTGAAAAGTATCCTAAACTAGCGGACCCGTCGTACTATTCATTTATGTCTTTACTATTTGAATGGGTCTCTCCAAGAAATCAGATAGTGATAAAATACGATTCGCCAGAGATATATCTAGTTGGCGCTGTGTTTCACGGAAAAGACAAGAAGTGGTTCGATACGGACTTTGATCTAATAGATATTCATGGTCTTAAGAAGATATCTGAAGAAACATCTATCTCTTTGGTCAAGCACTTCAATCTAAAGAATAAAGCCGATGTTATAAATTTAATAGCAAAACTTAAGAATGAAAAAGAGATTGAAGGGTATGTTATAAGGATGAACAACGATCAAGACTTAGTTAAGTGTAAGTCAGATAACTATTTTATCCTACATGCGCTGAAATCGAATCTTAAGTCAGAATCGTTAATAGATTTATGGCTTGCGTGGGATAGACCAGATTTTTGCGTGTTCCAACACAACTTCGAAACGAATTATGATTTCGAAACTTGGACGACGATAATGCCAGCGGTTTGTTCTATGTATGATGGTATAAAAATTGCGAATTCTATAACCGATCATATTAGAAACTTTGTAGAAGAAAATGAGCATCATTTGTCTAGAAAAGATTTTGCACTAATGGCAAAGCAAAAATATCAGGGAGATAAGTTAGCAGCGTGTTTCACAATGTTGGATCGTAGACCGTTAAAGCATGAATTTATTAAAAGCCTAATCTTGCAAAACTCGAAGCATTATGAGTTCTCAATGTTCAAAAAGGATATTAAAAATGAAAATATTTGATATGTGGCACGATTCTTTAGAACAATTTGGAATAGTATTTATAGAACTTCTCCCTATACTAACAATAATTCTTTTAGTATTATTTTTGATTTATATAATCATCTAATAAGGAAATTAAATGAACAAAAAAGATTTTATAGCATTAGCTGATATTATACGCAAACCAAGATCAGGATTTAGACAGCTTCGCAATTCAACTATTATTGATGAACTAGCAGATTTTTGTGAATCTAGAAACCCTAAATTTGATCGTAAAAAGTGGATAGCATATTTACATGGGGAATGTGAACCAAATGGTGGAAAAATAGAATGAGATATCGTAAAGATGAGCATAAAGAATTGCCTTGGCTACCTATAAATGAAAATGATCCGATGGTGTGTTCATCAATCTATGATGTAGATGAATTTGAAGAACATGCAATAGAAATGGTAAAAGCATTTTGTAAGAATATGAAGGGTATAGAACTTTATCGTGAACCCAAAATTTCTAATGAATGGTTTAATCTATTTTTAAGTTGGTTACACTAATGAATGAAATGAAAGAAGCTAATGAATCTATGTTGAAAACTTTCGATTTGTTTAAAAGACAAATAATCGGAATAGGTCCAGATATAGATGATAGTATTATGCAAAATCTAAGGATAGGATATCACGCCCAACCAACCCCATTGCAACATCTGTGTTCTTTTGCAAAGAAAGATAGGCAAGTGTCAGTGACACCATTCGACCCGCAGATATTAGGTTCGGTGGAAGATGTGTTAAAGGAACACGGATTTGAAGCTTATAAATTCTCTAAAAATACAATCATGGTCAATATTCCTATTGCGTCTGGCGAAGTCTTAAAGAAAATTAAAGCCCATAAAGATAGATTGGCCGAAGAAGCTAGGGTCGCTATCAGAAACACAAGAAGAAAATATAGAACAAAAGAAAATGATAAAGAAGTTCAAGACTTAACTGATTATTATATCAAAGCTATAGATAGGATGGTAGAATCATGAAAGATATAACAGAAATTGTAAAATATCTAGAAACATATATTGAAAAAAATTATGGAAGAGAAATGCAAGAAGATGAAATAGTGTACGATAGATTCGGCGGGAATATGGATGACGCCTTTCATGGTGGAGTAGAATGCGGAGAAGTTATTTTTGCTAAACATCTTCTGTCTCTATTAGAAAAATAATATGAGAATAAGTCGCAAATTTAAAGTAGAAATAGAAAGATTCGAAAGATGCTCTACTATCCAACCGTTCACCAGAACGGAAGAAGGATTGCAACAGTTTTTCTTGAAAGAGAGTAAAGGCATTATTCCCGAAAATCCAGATTCATATTACGAGATTTTACTAAATGGTAAAAAGTGGTGGGAATGGACTCTGAACTATATAGCAGAACAATATGTCAGCAAAGACATGTGGTTCGGATGGGCTATATTGAAAGAAGATTACAAAAACGATCCATCCGGGTATAAACAAATAAGACAAAGAGTTAAGCCTGTAGCTAAGAAATTTTCTTCTCGATTCAATATTAACGAAGAAGATTTTGAAAGAATATGGAGAGAAGATAATTAAAGTAATGCTTATAAAAGTTAAGCATATAAACGAAGACGTTAAAAACGCTTTAGATTGCGCAGGTTGGATTTTAGAGCAGGAACGTCCCAACTGTCCGGAAATTCCGGATCGTTCAATGGCGCAAATTTACAGATTTTTGAGAACCCGTTTAAGCGGGTTGGCGTATAAGATACATATTGTACGGAAGTTTGTGCATTTACTAGGACAAAAATGCACGACAAGGAAAGGATACACTTGAGCTATTCAAGTCGAACGAATCCCAATAAATTTTCAACAGCAAAGGGCCGAATTCAAACTCTGATGGTCCCAATGCCAGTTGAGCCGCTGACAAACCAATGTGGAGTATATCCTTCGGGATTGATGGCTGCATTGGGCGGTGATAGGATTGGGTGTGCCAAATCGTCCCCGACGAAAAATCCAGAAGTATTTGACCGACCAATACTCTGGTCCGAGAAAACCCGGAATAGCGCTGGCAAGTCCGTACAAGATTATAGTCTATCTCTGTATAGTAAAGAGATTTAAAGACTAAATCTAATAGGATATTAGATTTGATAGGTATAATGGGCGGATTGCGCGCCGACATTTATAATTCAAATCAAATACGTGCTATGCACGTTGCAAGACCGAAAATAAGTTTGGTTGGAGATTGAAATGATAAATCAAGAACTAATAACTTGGTGTTGGATAGTTATGGTCTTTTCTGTGAGTCTATGGGTTATACTTGATACTTGTGGGGATGATTAATGAATAAAAAGAATGCTCATATTAAAAAGCTTCTAAAGGATATAGACGAGCAACGCAATACCCCCTACGAAAGAGATATACTTTGGTCTATTCATTATGATATAAAAGACTTGTTAGAGAAATTGACTGGTGGAGATGAATATCCAAATAACTTTTCTAAGAAAGAAGCAAAAGAACATATGATTCAAATGTTTGAGTATCTTGTAAAGGATGCAAAATGAAAAAATTATCTTCTAGTCACAAAAGAAAGATAAAGATGATACCACAATTAGGTAACTTGAATCTTGTTCAAGAATATCATAATTCTTCTGTCAAATGTCACGACTGTCTTAAAGAGGATGGGTTTCCTACGTATAATATATTCGAATACAATATGAAACTAGAAGAAGAAATTCTTAGAAGGATGAACTAAATGTGCGATTGTTGTGGTGATTTTCATTATAGTGAACTTAGATGTTCTGTTAATGATTTAGAAAAAGTTATTACTAAATTAAGAGATGATGCCTTGAAGGAAGCTGATAAATTAATGTCTCAAGAGAAAAAAGTCGATACACTTCACGCAGTAGATACTGGATTTCAATCGGGTAGAGTTTCTGCCTTGGATGAAGTTTTAGAACTTTTGGATAGACTATAATGAATTGTTGTTTTTGTAAACAAGAAATAAAATTTAACGAGACTATCTATAAGATAGTTCCGTGTATGATTCTCGACAATTTCAAGATAGAATACAATTTTACAAAAGAGAATCAATATTGTCATTTAGAATGCCTATCTGATAATAAGCAACAAGACGACACAGTACAGAGAAACAATATACTCGATTTACTGGCGATATAATAAATGAATGTAAAACTTAAAAACGTGTTCAACCAGAATGGTTTGGTTATAAACAAGTCTATATCTAATTCTTCTAACAATTTTAGGAAGCTTCCATCATTCGTGTGTGATTATCTTGTGTCTCAATTAGTTGATGGATCGAATATTGATTCTGGAATCTTAAAGATAAATAAGATCATAGAAGAAAACTTCATAGATTCTGATAAGAAAGAGTTGGTCAAGAGTAGGATTAGAGAACTCGGCAGATATTCATTTATAGGAAATGTTCAATGCAGGTTTGACCAGAATAAGAATGAGTATTTCGCATCTATCAATGTATTGGAAGACAATAATGTAAGAATCGCTAAACCAATATTGGATAAATATGGAGATACTTTACTGACAACAGGGTGTTTCGGTAGCGTGTCCGTTGCTTATGATCCTAACTTTCTAATTAAAAAGAAGAATTATCCATTCATTATCACAGACTTTATACCTTTTCAGGTAACAAATATAAATCATAATTCGTTTATAGAGAAGAGAAGAGAGTTTTCAACCAACGAGTGGATTGATATTATCATAAATAGTGTAGGATTTAATCCGGAACATCTTTCAAAAGAACAGAAGATGTTGTATATATGTAGACTTATACCATTCGTAGAATGTAATGTCAATATGGTAGAATTGGGCGGCACTGAAACCGCTAAGACGCATCTTTATAGAAATATAAGTCAGTATGGTCTAGTCTTATCTGGTTCTAGCGTCAGCGTGGCTAGTCTATTCTACAACAAGTTAAGAAGAAGTGTCGGAGCAATCTGTAAAAAGGATTTTATAGTATTTGATGAAATATCTGGAACTAAGTTCGATAATGAAGAACTCATCAATATGATGAAGGATTATCTTAACTCTGGTAAGTTCTCAAGAGATAAGACGGAGCTAACGGCTACTTGCTCTACGGTTTTCATAGGTAATATAGATAGCGATAGAGAAAAGGGTGAAGTCAAGGGTTACTATCACCACTTGTTTATCCCGTTACCAGCAAAGATAAGGAACGATAGGGCTTTTCTAGACAGAATCCACGGATACATCCCCGGCTGGAAACTCCCAAGAATTACCATGTCTAGCCTGTCTAGTGATTACGGATTTATGGCCGACTATATTGGGGAGATATTTCATAGATTAAGAGATATAGATTATACTGATGTTGTTAAGTCCAGAATTAAGTTTGCAGATATTGGTTTCAGGAATCAACAGGCCGTAACAAAATTAAGTAGCGCTCTTATCAAAATCATTTATCCGAATAAGGTCTTGACCAAGCAAGAATTGGTAGAGGTTGTGAATATAGCTATAGGCTTAAGGAAGCTAGTATTAGATCAGCTTGCGATAATCTCTCCGGGAGAATTTAGTAATACAAGTATCAAATATGAGGTATTAGATGTTTAAATCTATGCAAGACGTTCATAAGGCCATACAAGATTTTAGAGCGTATAGATCAAGGTATCCCAATGTTATATTTGTATCAAAAAACAATAAGCTAGATTTCTTGGAGATGGTATTCAATAGCCCATTCTATAATGATAAACCTATAATACTTCAAAATATTGAAGAGATAAATATATTTGGGCTGCAAGTAAAATTCACAGAATCTCTTGATGGTGTAGATTATATGAGAGAATTTGATAAGTCTGGAGCTTGGATGTTCGATGATGTTTATACTGAAAGTTATTATCCTGAGTTAAAGTCTAAAAAGTTTATTCTTGAAAAACCAAAAGAGATTAAGAAATATGATCCTGTAGTCAAAAAGAAAAGGAAGATTATTTTATGACACTATCTATAAAAATGGATACCAACAATCTATTGAAGCTAAGGGATCAAATAAATTATACATTAAGTGAAAGTATCAGGAAAACTTGTTGGGAGTATGATAATAAAGCTGGCAGTATTAGTGCTGAAATAGAAATTGTAAATGAGGACATTTCAAATGAACAAAGGGATGCAAGCGTTCGTAGATAAAATGTGGAAGTGGGGTTCTGAAGTAAAACCGGAAAAGGTCATTAGAAAAGAAGAGCGAATAAAAAAACAAGCCAAGAAAATTCTTGAAAGACTCGCAATGATAAAAAGGGTCAGAAGATATAATGATATGATTTCTTTAGAGTTGGATGCGTCTAAACTGTATGTACTTGTTGATGAATACGATGAGTATATTTTAAAGGGTGAATAATGTTAAAGTTCGGAACAGCACCATTTCTAGAATGTAGTAGTAAAGGAGACAAGCGATTTAGCGCTTTCTACGCGAGATTATCCGCTTATAACTTTGCGAGTATAGAAGAAATATATCAAGCCGCAAAGAAATTTGAGGGTGGATTTACCGGACTATCTATTATGCAGGCCAAGGGCCGTAAGCCAATAAACCAAGATGCTTGTAAAGAATTGTATAGTAATCTATGGGATTCTTATTTTCATCAAGAACCACAACTATTAGAAGTTATCAAACAATTTAATGGCTTCTCCGATATCTATGGTCAAGTCGGTCACTGTTGCCAAGCGGAAGAAATTTATAGGATTAGATTCAATGGATAATATCTGTTACTTATGCCATCAAAATCCGGGAGTAGAATGTCTCGGCAGAAGACCGGATGAAAAAACTAAGTGTAAACAATGTTTATATAAATATATGGTTTCAGAAAATGTTAATGAAGCGATTCATCAATTAAATATGATAAATCAAATGGTACAAGAAAATCGTATAGATGAAGCAAGAGAATTTGTTAATGTATTCCAAAAGTTTGATGAATATGCGTGGAAATTTTACGAAAGTAGATTAAACTATTAAGGATTACAATGAAAAATAAAAAGACTGTGTTTCTCGATCTTGATGGTGTATTAGTTGACTTATTTACTGGTATAGAAAAGAAGTTTGGGCTTACCAAAGGATTTTTGGCTAGAAAACCATATCTTTGCAGACCGAATTCTATGGACCTAGCTAATAAGTTAGGAATGACGGAAGAAGATTTTTGGGGAACAAAAGCTAATAGTATAGAATTCTGGGAAAATTTGCCTAAATACGATTGGTCTGATGATTTGATCATGGCTTTATTTAGTAATGAAAATATTGAAGACTGTTATGTATTAACAGCGCCATCCAAAATTTGTCCAGCATGTTCTAGTGGGAAAGTAGCTTGGCTAAATAAACATTATCCATTTTTTGTAAAGAGTGGGAAGTTGATCATATCTACTAATAAGAGTTTGCTTGCCGGGGAAAACAGAATCCTTATAGATGATACGGTCAAAAAAGTTTGGGGCTTCCATGAAGCGGGTGGTGAAGTTATGCTATGGCCGCAAATTTATAACAAAGATGCCTTCACTATGAAGGATAAAAAAATCCTAAGACCCAAGAGTGTTGTACAGGCTATCAAAATGATAAAGGAACTATAGTATGGAATTCTTAGTAAAATTTAAACAGCTTTCACAACTAAATACAGATGTATTAGAACATCTTAAACCATTCATGGAATTATATAAAAAATATGATAATGGATTTGCAAGAGTTGATTATCCAGAAATAAAGATAGAAGATGGGTCTATTTATTTCGGTGGCGACGAATATTATTGCGGCGGTATTGAAAGTCATGGACAATATTTTGTTCCAGAATTATTTAGTAAAGATTTACAGTATTTTGAAAATCATTTGATATCTCAAAGAGATTTGAAAATAGAAACTGAAAAATTAGCAAAAGAAAAACAACAACAAGAATGGGAAGAGTCTCAAAGGAAACAATATGAATGTCTCAAGAAGAAGTTTGAAAATACTTAAAAATCCTCTCACCTATTTAATAATTATTGGTATATTTATAGGTGGTTTTATAGGCGACTGCATTTATAATGAAATAGATAGAGAAACAAATCATCCGTGTGAATATTATTATCCATATAAAATTGTTAATGGATTTATATATGAAGATAAAGATTTTTTCTCATCTAGCACAAAATATTTTATCACATTAAAGGGTAAGAGAAGAGGTTTAGACGAAGCATGTGAATGTAATTTGCGAGTAACCGAGCAAAAATACTACGAATTAATAGAGAAATGGAGACATTAATGAGTCAGCATGAATGCCCTGTTATCTCAATTAAACTAGAGCGTCATCCAGATGCAGATTCGTTGAGTCTTATTAAATACAATGGATTCACTCTTGTTGTAAAAACTTCTGATTGGGAAAACGAATCTATTGGTGTTCATATACCAGAAGATTACGTCGTTCCTGATACGGAGCAGTTTAAGTTTTTGGGGGATAACAAACGAATTAAGCCAAGAAAATTTAGAGGAATTTGGTCAGATGGCATTATGATCAAAGCACCACCCGGATCAGTAGTGGGTCAGAATGCGATGTATGAACTTGGGATCAAAAGGTATGAACCAGAAATGGAAGTAACTTTTAACGGAGATAATGAATCTGGCCCACCGGGATACTATCCCAAATATGATGTAGAAGGATATAAAAAATACGCTGATTGGTTTCATACCAATATCTATAACACTGAACTAGGAATTTATCAGAATGAAATAGTTGTGTGTACTGAAAAGATACACGGAGCTAATGCTAGATTTGTTTGGCAAGACAATAGAATGTGGTGCGGGAGTAGGACTAATTGGAAAGCCCTGTCAGAGAAAGACCCTTGGTGGAAAGCGTTGAGTCAAAATCCTTGGATAGAAGTTTGGTGTAGGGAGAATCCTGAACTCGTTTTGTATGGTGAAATATTTGGTCAAGTCCAGAATCTAAAATACGGGTGCGAAACCAATCAAATTAGGTTTGCGGTATTCGATATTCTATCTGGTCGTACATGGTTAAATCATGATGAGGCTAGGGATTTGGGTCCAGAACTATTTTGGGTTCCAGAAATTTATAGAGGTCCGCTTGATCTAGATAAAATTCTAGAACTTATTGAAAAAGATAGCGTAGTAGGCGGTAGTGGTCATCTTATGGAAGGTTGTGTTATATCCCCTATTATTGATAGAGAAACCGAAAAGGGTGACAGAGTTAAGCTAAAACTAGTAAGTAAAAGATACTTTGAAAAGAATGGGTATTAAATGCAATTTTTAGTAGAAGACCTTGTTTTTGAAGACGATATTAAAACTCTAATATCTGTTTTGAAAAATAAAAAGATTCCCTACAAAGTTTTCAACAAAGGCGCTGTAAATTCTTCATACGCCCACCTAGACACTTGTACAGAGAAAACGTTTTGTTATGGCTCTCTAGAGTTTATTAGAAAAATCAAGGAACTCAACAATCCTAACCTTATTACGTCCTGCACAATAGAAAATTACGATTGGAGAATTTATTATCAAAAGTACAGAGGATTTCCCAATAATCTTTTCAATTGGAATTTTTCTATTATAAAATGTAGAGACCTTGAAGATAAATGCTTCTTCCATCCGAATAACAATCTATTTGTTAGACCAGCAGTTGGTTATAAGCCAAATGGATTTTGTGGAGGGGTGTATACTCCTAAAGATTTAGACTATATCAATTCTTGTTTTGGTAGAAATGATGAATTAGTAGTAGCACCAGTTAAGCATATAGACTTCGAATATAGATTAATATTCAACAAGGATAAATACATAACTGGTTGTCAGTATAAAACATTTTGTGAAAAAACAAATTACTTAGGATTTGATCCTGATAAATATGTTCCAGAAGTTATAGTATATTTGGCTGAAAGGATGATCAAGAGTTCTTATTGGTATCCTGATGATTTATTTGTTGTAGATATAGCAAAGAATAAAGAGGGGACATTTTTGTTAGAAATAAATGCGTTAAGTACATCGGGATGGTACGATTGTAATTACTCGTTAATAATTGATGAGATTAAGGAGACTTATGACTAGATTTGTTACAGAAGCTGAAGTTAAGCTAGTAGGTAGACCAGTGATAGATATTAATGGTCTAACAGCATTTTTGGACGACCACGATCTTGAGTGGCCAGAATTTCAAAATAAGCTAGACTCGAACCAAGATTTGGGTGACAGGGATGGCGAATGGCTAATCGAAATGGCGGGACGAACATGTTACATGTCTTGGCCTCAAAAGGGTTCAGAAGCTAAAAAGGGTCGGTCTCACGATGATCATATCAAACATCTTATAGAGGTTCAACATGGTAGTGTACTAGAACATATCAATTTGAATTTTGAAATCTGGAATGTCTCTCGTAGTTTGACTCACGAATTAGTCAGACACCGCGCTGGTATGGCTTATAGTCAATTGAGCCAAAGATATGTAGATGAAAGTGATACAGATTTCGTAATTCCGCCAGCTATTCAAGAATTAGGTGCGCAGAAACCAGAAGTGTTAGAAGAATATAGGGCTTACCTAAGCAAGACAGTAGAATATTATAAGGTTCTGACGGATCATTTGAACGGCATGTATGCCACCATTGAAGATAAAACAGAGCGTCGAAAGAAAGCCAGAGAAGCAGCTAGAAGTGTACTGCCTAACGCCACAGAGACTAAGTGCTTTACCACTTTTAATGGCCGGGCTATCAGACACTTTATTGAAATGCGTGGTTCACTGGCGGCAGACGCAGAGATTCGTTGTCTTGCTATAAAGTTGTTTAGAATTGTTGATGCGGAGTTTCCACTATTGGTTCATGGAATTACCGTAGAAAAATCTCCAAGCGGGATAGAATATATAGAATCGAAGTTTAGGAAGGTGTAATGACTAAGTTTTTTGAGTGTTATTGTTATAGCCCAGAGCATACTCTTAAGTTCTCGTATGACGAAATTGATAAAGAATTATATACAGAAATATTCCTTTGTCAATATAGAAATTTCATTAAACGGGCTTGGGTTGCTATAAAATACGTTTTTGGTTACAAATGTAAGTATGGTCATTTCTGCTGCTTCACTTTTAAAGACGCAGATTTGCCACAATTTAGGGATATGTTAATTGAGATTACGAAGAAGAATAACTAGTTCTTACTACAACTATTACTATAAAAGTAAAGTAAAGCTTTTATTCCAGATAGTGGCTGGTTTCAAGTATAAAAACCCTGATGAACTCATGGCTATAGCCAAAGTTAAGCTACTTTATGCTATGATTTATTATAATAATCAATTGGGGTCTTTCAATAATTATTTATACAGAACAGTCCACGGAAATATCTTGAAATACATAAGACGAGAGAAGAATTTGTGTAAAAACATATATGATAATACCGTTTCTTCAATCGCTAAGGATGGCTCGCAAGACGACAGTATATTCATTGCGGAAATGCTAGAAAAACTGACGGATAGAGAAAGAAATATACTAGTCATGTATTACTTAGAAAACAATACTCTTAGAGAAATATCTGAAAAGTTAGACATATCTAGCAACTGTGTATTCACAAGTAAGAACAAAGCAATTAAAAAGATAAGAGAAACTTATGCTTCTTAGAAAAGAAACGGAAAAGAGATTGGCTCAAATCCACAGATTTTCTTAAACTTTTGGAGAAATAGTATGAAAAATTTTATTTTTATGTTTATGGTCCTGTCACTTTGCCTAACTTCTTTTGGGTGTGCTTCGGTTAAGAAAAAGATTGGAGAAGCTGTAGTAACTAATATTGTAGAACATCATCCAGAACAAATACAACAAACTGTAAAGCAAGTTACAAGAATGATGCTCAAGGATTCAGAACTCACTCAAGATCAATACAAGAATATAGTAGTATTTTTGGGTAATTGTAAAGACTTGTGCCAAAATCCCGCAGAATACACCTTGACACAAGCACAAGAATTGATTGATAATTTGAACGATCCACAAATCCAGATGTTTGCTGTTGCTCTACTGAACTTTGTAAATAAATATATAGAAACAGAGGATTCTACGAATGTGGGAAACAAGCTTGCCGTACTAGCACTAAACGGTGCGATAGAGGCCGTGAACGAAAAGATTGACAAGTAATTTTAGAAAGTAGTAAAGTATGAGCAATATAAAACTATTTTGCTTGATATCTCTATTGACAGCTTTTATAGGGATTAATCTTACAAAAAGTGAGACTAAGCAAGCAGACCCAATTCAGATTAAAAGAGAGCAACTTATATGGCCAACAGTAATGATAAAATCACCAGAACCAACGTTTGGGTCTGGCACAATAATAGATAAGAAATGTGATAATGGTAAATGCAAATACTATATCTTGACTGTTAAGCATATAACTGATGATAGAAATATTGTTCAAAAATATCGCCCAAAAGATTTTATCACAGGGGCTAATAGAGATATTGTTATTGAAGGAAAGTTCGAAGTCACATTATATACTTTTAACGGCAAAGTTGACAGAAAAGTAATCGCAAAATTTGAAGACGAGATAGAATCCGATGGTATTGATGCCGGGATTATATCTTTTGAATTAGATGAAGATTTGTGCAATATAGCAAAAATAGCCGATGATAATATATTTGGTAGTTTGAATAATCTTGTTGATGTTTACATGTCTGCTTGTCCGTTAAGACAAAATCCTGTAATGACAATGGGGAATATATCTGATATTGAAGATGATACTGGACAAATTATTTCATCTGGAAATGCAGCATTTGGTTCTAGTGGTGGAGGATTGTATACGAAAGTTGGCGAAGACTATTATCTGATCGGTGTATTGACGGGTATAGGAAAAACCGAAGACAATCGTTACGCATTTAGTTTTTTGGTAACTTCTACTTCGGTAAAATCCATTAGAGATTTTCTAACAAAAAATGGAATTTAGGATATAATAGGTATGGAACGAATCAATTGGGACGACTACTTTATGGTCATGGCTTTTTGGGCGTCAAAACGCAGCCCTGATGAAAGCACTAAATGCGGATGTGTCCTAGTAAATAAAAATAATCAGATAGTGGGATTAGGGTACAACGGATATCCGAGAAAAGTTGACGAATCAAAAATGCCAAAAGAACGTCCAGAGAAATACCCTCCCATTTTACATTCAGAGGAAAACGCGATTCTAAATTGTTCTTCAAGCCTAGAAGGTGCGACAGCGTATATAACTGGTCCACCATGTATTCATTGTTGGGCGCATATTATTCAAAAAGGCATAACTAAAGTTGTGTATGGTCCAGTGACAACATCTAAGGTCGGCTTGTATGCCGATTCTAAAGTAGACTCATTACCACAAGTTGTTCGCGATATGCTAGAAAATCATTTTATAGAAGTGGTAAGATGGTCTCCTGAAAATAAAATTCTTTTAATGCAAGAATCTGCTTCAATACAAGATTTCATAGGAAAAAGTTAATGAATCCATATAGTCCAGAAGGTTTTTCTCTACAAATATTTAAAGATAGATACGCCATTCATGAAAGTGAAGAATTTCAAGATGCTTGCCAAAGAGTTGCTAACTTTATAGCAAGCGCTGAAGATGGTGATAAAATCAAACATTTCGCGGATAGATTTTTCGATATTCTAAACACTAATAGATTTAGTCCCGGTGGAAGAATTTGGCGTGGTGCTGGACGTAAGAAGTCTGCTATGTTGAATTGTTTTGTTATTCCTTCGGAAGATTCCAGAGAAGGTTGGGGTCAGCTACTTAGTGATGTTACGATCATAAGTGGTCTGGGTGGTGGAATAGGAATATCGTTTGATAATATTCGTCCAAGAGGGGCAGAAATAAAGGGTACTGGTGGAGTCGCAACTGGTGCTGTGTCCCTTATGAAAATAGTGAATGGTGTTTGTAACGAACTAAGAGAGGGTGGTGGTAGGCGATCAGCTTTAATGTTCTGCCTATCTTACAATCATCCTGATATAGAAGAATTTTTGCATGTCAAACTAGATAAAAAAGAACTTAACAACGCGAATATAAGTATATTGGTTGATAACACTTTCTTCGATCTTCTTAAGAAAGATGAAGATATAGAGTTGAAGTGGCAAGGTAAGACGGTAAAGACTATTAAAGCCAAGTGGCTGTACGATAAGGCCGTAGAGAACTCTTTGATAACTGGTGATCCCGGTTTCCTGAATATAGGAAATGCAGAAGAATATAATAACCTGTATTATTGCAGACAGTTCACTTCTACCAATCCGTGCGGAGAACAGTTTTTAGCGCCATACTCGATTTGTTGCTTGGGAAACATAGTTTTATCTTCTCACGTAGACAAAGATGGGGAAATAGACTGGTCATCTTTGGACGATACGATTAGGTTGGGTGTCAGATTTTTAGACAATGTTCTAGATAAAAACGATTTCCCGTTGCCTATCATAAAAGATTTTTCCCAAAAGGAAAGAAGAATAGGTCTCGGTGTTATGGGGTTACACGATACCCTTCTAAGGATGGGTGTCAAGTATTCTTCCGATAAGGCTTTGGAAGTTACAGACTCCATAATGAGTTTCATCAAGAAAAAGGCTTACGAAGCAAGCATATTTCTTGCTGTGGAAAAAGGTCAGTTTCCACTTTTAGATAGAAACAAATTTATAGAAAGTGGATTTTGTAAAAAGTGTCTAACTCCGGGTTTGAGAAAAAAGATTTTAGAGTATGGCATAAGAAACTGTTTCATACTAACTTGTCCACCAACAGGAACAACTAGTATAGTAGCTGGTTGTAGTTCTGGTCTTGAGCCTATGTTTGCGCCAGTATACAGAAGAAATTTCAATACACACAAAGATTTTCATTCCGAAATGACTAATCAATCAAGCGAAATAGTAGTTCATCCTCTTTTGAAGGAATTCATAGAGCAAAATAAGGATTACTCTCACTTTGAGGGTGCGCACGAAATATCGCCAGAACAACACTGTAGAATGCAAGAAGTCTGCCAGAAGCACATAGACAACGCTGTTAGCAAAACAATCAATTTACCGTCTAGCGCTACTGAAAAAGATTTGTCCGAAATAATCTCTAAGCACATCAAAAATTTAAAGGGTATGACTATATATAGGGATGGTTCAAAAGGGGAAAGTCCGGTTATGCCCTTATCATTAGACGAAGCTAAAGAACACATCAATAAATGTAAGATAGAAAATAGTGACAATTCTTGTCCCGGAGGGAAGTGTAACCTTGAGTAAAGAAATAAACAAACTTCAACAAGCTATAGATGCCGTTTCTAAACATGGCAGCATAAGTGCCGCTGCAAAAGCCTTGGGTATTCCAAGAAAGACTCTAAGTACCCAATATAACAAAGCTATGGATAAAGGATTTGTGTCTGGCGCACCTATGCTTACTCCGGATCAAGAAATTGGATTGGATAGTAAGCTAAAGTCTGTCTCTAAAGAAAAAAGAGACCTTCAGAAAAAATATGATGAACTACTGAAAGTTCTTGAGAGTAAAACTGGCGAGCTAGATGCTGTAAGTAGATTCGCAACTATTGCAAACTCTTTGGAATTCGACAAGATCAAAATTATCTCTGATAATAAACCTTCAGAAAGTACCGCCGTTATACTCTGTTCAGACCTTCATTACGAAGAAACGGTAGACCCAAAGACAGTAGACGGACTGAATGAATACAATATAAGAATAGCAAAAGAGCGTTTCGATAAAGTATTCCAAAATGGCCTAAAGCTAATAGAAATGTCTAGAAGTAAATCCACCATAGACAACCTAGTTCTATGGCTAGGTGGAGATTTAATAACTGGATACATTCACGAAGAACTCATGGAAAATAACGCTATGAGTCCGATTGAAGCGTCAATAGACGTTTACAAGATGTGCGTGTCGGCTATAGACTTCCTAGTAGAACACGGTGGATTTAAGAAAATCACAGTAGTCACAAGTGTTGGTAATCACTCACGCACGACAGAAAAGATCAGAATATCGACCGCTGTGGAAAACAACTTCGAGTGGCTTATCTACAACTTCCTAGTCACACATTATGAGAAATCCGAGAAGGTTCAGTTTAAGCTTTCAAGAGGATATTTCAACTATCTAGATATATATGGTTATTCTATTCGTTTTCATCATGGCAACTATATTAGATATGGTGGTGGAGTGGGCGGGATTAGCGTACCAATTAATAAAGCAATAGCACAATGGAATCAAGGGAAATTTGCCGATCTGGATGTTTTCGGGCATTGGCATCAGAGACTATCTAGTAAAAACTTCGTAGTCAACGGGTCAATAATTGGTTATGCTCCGTATGCAATGTCTATAAAGGCGGCGTTCGAAAAACCACAACAATCATTTTTCCTAGTCCATCCAGCATGGGGAAAGACAGTAGAAGCCCCGATTTTTGTTGATTAATAAATGATATTCAATATCATAACTTATTGCAGCAAAAATTATTATCCAAGGTTTATGAAAACCGTAAAATCTTGGTCCGATCAATCCTGCGTCAACAAGATATATGTGTATACAGATTTTCCTGCTCCTAAAAACGAAAACGACAAATTGGTATTCAAAAAGTTTTTCAAGGAATCAGAAGAATTTGGAGAAAACTGTTCTAGAAAAGTGAAGTGCTTAATAGATTATTTTTCCAATTATATAACAAAAGATAAACAAAATGACAATTTTATATTTCTAGACGTTGATTGCCTAATAGTAGATGATATATCTCATATCTTCAATAAAGACTTTTATATTGCTGTCACAGTTTATTGGGAATTGAAAGATAAATTCAAAACCAATAATGTTAGTTCCGGTTTTGTAGCAATTAAGAACAACGTAAAATCACTAAGCTTTTTGTTGCAATGGGAAAAACAACAGGAAGTGCATGGACGAGAATCTCCATGTCGAGACCAAAAATCCTTATCAGAAACGATAACTAAACTCAAAACAGAAAAAGAATATAAAATTATATTGTTAGACTCAAACAAATACAACTGTCATCCTTATTCGGGGAATATAGGGTACGTCAAGGAATGGTACGAGAGAATAAGAAAGAACAAGCCACACGTATTACATTTCTCGTCTGGCACAATAAATCATCAAGAAATAATTGATGAAGCTTTAGGAGTATTGGATGCATAAATTCAATAAAATAGGTGTTGTTGGCTCTAGATCATTTAATGATTATCACTTCATGAAGAAGATGTTAGACAATTTTATTGTGAAAGAATCAATAATTAGTGGTGGCGCAATCGGGGCAGACAAATTGGCTAAAAGATATGCTATAGATCATAGTATTCCAATTAAAGAATTTTTACCAGATTGGACTAGACATGGTAAAGCCGCTGGCCCGATTAGAAATAAGATAATAGTAGATAATTCTGATGCTATAATAGCATTTTGGGATGGAAAATCAAAAGGCACTAAAAGCACAATAAGTATAGCAAAAGAACAAGGTAAGAAAGTTTTCGTATATTGGAATAGTTAAATGAGTGAAGTGCATAAAAGTTGGATGACATGCAGGCCGTGCAATAGCGACAAGAAAACAATAAGACTTCTGTGGATAGATTATTACCCAGAAGGTCATAGGCATTATGATGATCATGTGTGTTTAGAGTGCGGAGCATACGCTAGTCAGCCCGGAAGTTCTTTGTGTGAAGAATCTCTCCTGTCCTATAGAAAGAAATATGGTGGGGTATTGAATGGGTAATTTAGAACAAGTATTCGCGTGGTCTGAATCTCGCGTGAAAACGTTAAGAGAATGCGCCAAAAGATATCATTTGAATTATCATACTAGCTGGAATGGCTGGTTGCCAAATGCATCAGATGAACAAAAACAAGCATATAGATTAAAGAATCTAACCACATTCCCTATGTTCGTTGGAACGGTAGTTCATAATGTCATAGAAGATGCAATAAAAGATTTTAGAAGATCGGGTATATGGCCTACTGTAGAAGATTCAAAAAAAGAGGCTATTGAACTTTTAAGAAAAGGATGGGTAGAATCCGCTAATAAACAATGGAAAAAAGAAGCTAAGAAAACCAATTTCTTTGAACATTATTATAATGAAATTCCGCCTAAAAATAAGCTTGAAGATTACAAATTTAAGGCTTTAAGATGTATAGATGCTTTTTACAAGTGTTATATCTTTGATCTTATGTCATCTTTAAATGATGATGACTGGATTGAGGCAGAAGAATTCCAAAAGTTTTCCCTGAAAGGCGGGGAAGAAGTTTCAGTAAAACTTGACTGTGCTTTTAGGCATGACGGTAAAGTTTATATTGTGGATTGGAAGACCGGAAAACCGAACAAAGACATAGTGGATCAAGTAGTAACATATAGTATGTACGCGATTAAAAAGGGGTGGGTAAAAGATGTGTCGGACATAATCATAATTCCTGTGTTCCTCTCGTCTTTTGACGATGATCCTACTGCATCATTACCTATTTTAGAGATAACTAAGAAGCAGATAGAAAGACAAGTTGCAATTATCAAGAAAGAATATCCGATTTTGGTCGAAGCACATAAGAATAAAGATGATGAAGATTATTTTGAAAAGACAACAAATACAAGCAAATGCCGATATTGCCAATTTAAGGAAATTTGTTTTCCGAATGGAATGAAATAATGGATGAGGTTTTGTTGCGTTGTGACGGTGGAATAAGAAATGGTAAAATGGCATTAGGGTATCTTGCTTTTAATCCACAAAACGAAAAAGAGGTTATTTTCCAAGGTGCTAGAAAATGTGGTTCCAATGGGACTTCTAATGTCGCTGAATATAGAGCGCTTATAGAAGGTCTTACAAGATGCGTAAAAGAGGGTGTTAAGATAGTCCATGTAATACTGGATTCTCAATTAGTGGTTAAGCAAGTAACTGGACACTTTAAGGTAACTAATCCAGAGCTTAAAACGCATTGCGACAAAGTTCTTGAGTTACTAGAACAATTTGAAGACCACAGTATGAAATGGGAGCCTAGAAGCCATAATAAACTAGCTGATAGATTGGTCAACAACATATTCGAAGGTAGAAAAAATGCTAAAAGAAAAAAATAATCTTTGGTTAGTCAATTTTATGACACTATGTATGGTATTAGTCACTCTACCCAAAGCTTTATGTATAATTGGATGTGTAGCTAAAGATGGTATTAGAGCAGAAGCTAAGATAGCTTCTGTAGAAGATAATCTTAATAGTTTAGAGAAGCTTTTAGAAAATAAGGTCGATGCGGAAACTATAGAAGATTTCAAACAAGAAATCAATCAAAGCGTTCTAGAATTAAGGAATACTGTCAATAACTCCGGTGTTATCAAATATGGCGGGGCTGGATGGGTTGTGTTAGGAATGGGTGTTATTACTCTCATATTCCTGATAGTTATAACTGGACTTATAAAATATTTCCTAAAGTCAAGAAGTAGCAACAATCTTTTAAGCTTAGTAACTAAAGCCGTAAGTAAGGCCGATCCAGATACGCAAAGAAAAATCAAAGACTTGATAGAATACGAAACCGGGAATGGTGGACCCTTTAACGTCAAGCACAAGCAATTGTTATCGGACTTTGTATCCAAAAATGGAACATTCGCTAACGAAAAATAAAACGATTTATTGGTATAATATGGCAGAGTTCGTTTACGATCCTAATTGTCCCTATTGTAAAGGGACTGGACAAGTTCCTATGTTGATTCGTTCTAAACCTTGTTTAGATTGCAAAAAAAATTATACAACAGAAACAAGAAGCGATAACGAAATAATAATCTTGGAAGAAGATTTCGGAGATAAGATTTAATGATGGGTCTTAAAAACAGAGGAACTAAAAACGTAAGTTGTCCACAATGCGGGAATGGTTTGGTGGATTTTCAAATAACCAAGTCTAATGAAGATTTGATAGACGAGAATATAAGTCCTATCACAACTATTGCAAAAGTAATTTGTGGTAAATGCAATATAACTTCAGAAGAAGTTACGGTTAAGGGTCAATTCTTTGTTGGCGCTGGGCAAGATAATGTGTTTCTTGACGTTGCCGATGGAGCTAAGGGTGAAATGGTTATCACAGCAAGGTTCAAGAAGTATGGATAAGAAAGATTTGAATATAGATAAGAATGGTACTCCGTTCAAGGGTAATAAAAAAGCCGCCGCTGGTCAAAAATGGGTTGCTCAAAAAATAGGTAAATCTTTTTGGGTAACTGTCTCTTCGGAAGGTTTTTTGTATAATCCTTTAGATTTGAGTGATAGTCTATCTAAGATAGATAAAGAAAGAGGAAAGCCATTTTATAATATGCAGAAATGCGGGCAAGTTTGTTTTGATGCCTATGTGCATTTCTTAAGAAGCAAGAATAGAACGAACTTAGTAATCGCTCAAAGAGCGTTTCAGAATGGGAGCTAATCATGGATATAGTCGGTGCAGAGATGGTTTCTTTCGATAAACAAGAAACTTCAGATATTTATTTTTGTGCAGAATTGTCTAATGGACAAACGGTATTCCAAGATGTAAGACCTAATGACGAACACGCTTGGGCTAGACTGGCAAAGTTTATTAAGAACAATAGTGGGCTTAAAATTGTTGGTTTAACGGTAATAAAGCCGAACGGCAAAAAACATGAGTGTCCAAGGGATCAGAAGGGTTATTGTTTTGGATACAAGAAAATAAAGACATTTATGGGGCCATCCAGAGAAATTGATCTTGTTATGGTTGGTTACTGTGACGGTGAAACCTGTTACATGAAATGGTTAAACCAAAATGCAAAAATAGCTTGTGAAGAAAAAAGAACAAAGAAAAGTGCCGGTTTCTTTTTGATAGAGAATCCAGAATAATGAGTAAAGATTACAAATCACCAACGACTCCGGGATTAGATATAGATTTCAAGAATTATATTATAGAGTTAGTATGTCTTAATATGAACAAAAATCTTAAACCTAAGTTCTGGCGTAATGATAAATATTGGACGGGGAAATACAAGAGAGAGATAAAGGGAGTTTCCAATCTGATGAGTTCTTTTGAATCACAGATAGATAAAGACACTAAAATAATACTCCTAGACCAGCCTTTAGCTAAGAAAATATTAATACAAACAATCAAAAAATTAAACATAAAATCTCTTTCTGCTAAAAAAACAGTCGATAAAATAGTGTTGACAACAAAAAAGGCGTATATAGCAGAAGTATCACAAAGGTCTAATAAAGTTCAGGTAGAAAATCCCGAAATAGATTTTAATAAGAATGCGCTATTTGTTGATGGTAGTAAGAAAAACAAATTATCTCGTATAAGAGATATGGAAGGTTAAAATGGCTAAAAAGAAAAGTTCTGAATCAGAAAGTTTTTCGGAGTTCTTAGATAGAGAATACGGAAAAGGTATTATCAGCACAGCAAATGATATAGTAGAAAGAAAACGTGAAATTCTTCCAACAGCATTGTCATTAGATATAGCGCTATCTGGTGGAATTCCTAGTGGCGTTACGGTTCTTATTTCCGGCAAACCAAAGGTTGGAAAAACTTCTTTGTGTTTGCAAATATTGAAAAATGCTATCGACAGAGGCAAGCCCGCATTTTATGTTGATATAGAAAGAAGATGTTCTAAAAGCTTACTCCAAACAATAGATGGTTTGGATATATCTAAGTTGAACATAATTAAGTCTACAGAAGAAAGAATTCTCTTCGCAGAAGATTATCTAAACATCTTGGAAAGAACTATAAAAGACAATAAAGATGCGGTTATAGTTGTTGACTCACTTGCTATGTTAAGCACTATGGCAGAACAAGCAGAAGCTATTGGTAGTAACAAGGATATGAGCGGTCCACCAAAACTATTGTCATCATTCTTTAGAAGAATGCAACAAGTTGTAGACAATAACAATGTTATCCTGATATTCATATCCCAACTAATAACAAACAGAGACCCCGGTGGTAAGAAGTATATAGAAAAGGGTGGTGTAGGTATTCAGTATGCCACTAGTGTCTGGCTGAATTGCACATGGGCAAAAATGTGGGACAAAGATGTTAATGTAAACGCACCATTGGGGCATGATATTCAGATATCTATTCAATGTTCCGCACTTGGTCCACCACATCTACCATGTAGCGTTCCGATTAGATTTGGAAGCGGAATAGATACCGCAAGAGATACGATAATTAATGCCGAAAATATTGGTTTGATTGAACGATCTGGCGCTTGGTATAAAATCCCATCCATACTAGATGATAAGAAAGAACCAGTAAAGTTCCAAGGCATAGATAACTTGACAAAGTACCTTAACGAAAACAAAGACAAGCTAAGTCTTTTAGATGATTCAGTAAGAGAAATGTTGATACCGAAAGCATAATGAAAGTAAGACTATTAAATGGATCATCAGAAGATGTAATAATCAAAAATTTCTTGCTCGAAAGAAATGGTTTTTGTAAATCTAAATTTCAAGAACAGGTTAGAAAAGAGCTAATAGAAAAGTACCCAAACGATATAATCTGTGAAGAAGTTTATATAAAGGGGGAAAAATTTTATCTAGACTTCTTTTTGCCAACCCTGAAAACGGTGATCGAAGTTAACGGTCGGCAGCACAAAGAGCATGTTAAATTTTTTCACAGAACAAAACAGGATTTTGACAAACAAATCCTTACCGACAAACGTAAGAAGAATTGGTGTGATATAAACGGGTTTAAGATGATAGAAATAAATTATGAGTAATCTTGATTCAGAATATAAAAAGTACAGTGAACAGTTGGGAGAATGGGAAAAATCAATTGGCTTGAACTTTAAAGAGGTTAATAGAGAGAAGGTAGAAGAACTTCTTTCTTTAGAAATCAAAGATGTAAGACTTAAAGAAACTATGGAGTTGAACGAAGATGTGTTCGTTATATCTCAATATCTTATGTTTCTTCAAAAGAAGTCTAATGAATGCGACTCGTATCTAAAGTGGCTAAGATACTCTAGTTCAAGATTCTTCGGGGAAGAAAAGTCCAGATCAATAGTGCTTGGTCAAAAGGCAGAGTTGAGACAATCAAAAATAGCATACATGACAAGAAGAGTAGAATATTACTGTCAAGCTATTCAGGGTATAATTAAGCAAAGAAATGTGGAGAGATAATATGGCGAGTCCAATTCAGAAAATTAAGCAAGGTCTAATCAATGGTGATCTAAAAGAAATAGCAGAAGGATATAGTCTCCTTACTGGCGAAGAGATATCTGTATCTAGCTTTGTTGGTAGATATACACTTCAACAGACAATTGATATGCTTTTTGATACTTATGAAAATTATCATTCTAAACCAACTCAAGTCGCTAAAAATGAATCAAAAAAGAAACCTGTTAAAGAACCTGTGGCACAGAAGGGTTATTTCGGAAATCAATCAGTGCCAATAACAGAAAAAGCTGCGGCTGACGAGATAGAAAAAAATAAGCAGAATGTAATTGAGAAGCCGAAAAGAAAACCAAAACAAGTGTATAAGATCAACTGTTCTGTATGTCAAAAACCTTTTGACTCCGATGTGGATACAAGTGATAATTTTGGTAAAAGATGTAACGATTGTTTAGTAAAGGCTATAAATGGTAGAGAATAAAAGTTTATTAAATGATGCTGGTTTTGAAAGATCAGTTTTATCCGGCATACTAAATCACGGATCAAATTTGTTTCTAGATATAGAAGACATTATAGAGGCGAAAGACTTTCACTATTCTATAAATCAAAAGATATTTTCAATCATAAAACATTTGGTTCATGATAAAAATATTCAAAAATTTGATATCCCAACAATAATTGCTGGTGCGACATTCATTAATTATGACAAATTCAAAGATGGGGAAAAGGAAAACAATTATCTGGAAGCGTTGTTTGACACATCCCCTTCTCAAGATAATACAAAGTCAATCGCACTTTGCGTTTATAAGTTATCTCTGGCTCGCCAAGCGAACAAATGTTTGCAAAGCGTAACAGAAGAAATAAATAAGATAAATGGTAGCGAAAAAATAGATGATATAATCAAAAGCATAGAAGAACCAGTATTGGAGTTTACTGGCAAGCTAACAAAATCAAATAACGAAATGACACAAATATGTGAAGGTATTGACGAGACACTTAAGGCTGTATCTGAAACTCCAAAAGATATAGTCGGTCTTCCAACCGGCTTTACAAATTGGGATTATTGTGTCGGTGGTGGATTAAGAAGAGGTACTATTCACGTAATAGGAGCAAGGCCCAAAGGTGCCAAGTCATTCATTTGTCTTAATATTGGAAAGAATGTTGCAGATAATGGTATTCCAGTTTTATATTTGGATACTGAATTGAGTAGAGCTATCCAAATGAATAGATTAACTGGTCTTGTATCTGGTGTTGAAACAGATCGTGTTGAAACTGGCAAATTCTCTACTATGCCGGAAGAAGCTAAGGCGATAGAAAACAGTAAGCCTAAATTAAAGAATATGTTGATGACCCATTGCAATATAGCTGGTCAGTCAATGGAATCAATATTGTCTTATGCTAGACGATGGATTATCAAACATGTCGGCATCAATGATAATGGGCAAGCTAACCCATGCCTTCTTATATATGACTATATTAAGCTTATGGATGATGATGGATTAAAGAGGAACGTTGCGGAAACTCAATTATTGGGTTTTATGATGACTTCTATCCATAACTTTGCACTTAAATGGGATATACCAGTATTGGTAACGGCACAACTAAACAGGGATGGGGTCGAAAAAGAGGGCGGTGAAGTAGCGGCTGGATCGGATAGAATATTGTGGCTTTGTTCTAGTTTCACGATATTGAAGAATAAGCTACAAGAAGAATTAGCTGATGATCCACCATCTAATGGGGCTAAAAAATTGGTTGTAACAGACACAAGATTTGGTCCCGGTATGGAAAAGGGTGATTATATCAATATACATAGTGATTTGTCTAGAGCAAAATTAAAAGAAGGGAAGCTATATTCTACTATAGTTTCTGGTTCCTTTAAGAACGAAAAGAAAAATGCGTAAATTCAATACTAAAGAAATAGAATTTATAAATAGTAGAGCTAACGAAAGGATAACGGAAGTTCTGGATGCTCTAGGGATGGAGTATTCAGAAAGATGTGATTATCTGCAATCCAGATGCCCATGCCATAACGGGGATAATCCTAGATCGTTTTATTGGGCAACCAGAACCAATCATTGGAAGTGCAATACTAAGCATTGCGAGAAAGATAAAATAACTGGACCATCAACTAGCGTATTTGGTTTAGTCCGTGGGGCTATGTCTCTTAAAACACAAAAGAAGTTTTATTTTGATCATGCCGTTCTTTTTGTGGCTAAAGTTCTTGGTCTATGCGACCTTAAAATGGACAAATCCACAGAAGAAGAAATAGAGATGGACAAAATAATAAAAAGCTATAAGCACAAGAAAGCCAAAAAGACAGATTCGAATATGATACCATTGTCAGATATAGTTTCTTCTTTTAGAAAAGATGATGTGTACTATCCGAGCCGTGGAGTGTCGCAAGAAATGATTGACAGATATCACATTTCATATTGTGATACAAGAGGTAGAAGATTCTTTAAAAGGGCGTTCTTTCCTATAATGGACGAGTCTGGTAAGTTCGTCGTCGGATATTCAGCAAGAAGTATAAACGAAGAGTGTCCAGAATGCGGCTACCACCATAGCCCTAAATATTCTTGTCCTGCAAAAGAAATAAGACCGTTGTACGCTAAATGGATTCACTCAAAAGGATTTAAATCCGAAAAATACTTGTATAATTATTGGTACGCCAAGTATCATATATCTAAGTCGGGTGTCGCTATAGTTTGTGAGGGGCCGGGTAATGTTTGGGCCTTGGAAATGTCTGGAATAAACAATGGCGTTGCTATTATGGGTGCCAGTATGTCTAAGACACAAAGACAACTATTACAAAAGGCTGGCGCTTTGACCCTTATATTGTTACTAGATAATGATCCGACCGGAGAAAACTCTACGAATAAAATAGTAGATGAACTAAATTATTATTTCAGAGTTATTCCTATTAGCTTGGAAACGGTCAATGACGTAGCAGAAATGGAAAAGAAGGAAATTGTAGATAAGATAGGTTCTATCCTGAAGGATGAATCCAAGGAATTTCTATTGAGCGATGGAGAAAAGTATGTCAAATCCGTTAATAATTTGCCTATCGGGTAAAAAGCAATCCGGCAAGAACACAGCCGCCAATTATATAGCTGGCACGTATCTTATGAGTATCAGGCAGATCAAAGAGTTTAGGCTGGACGATAAAGGTGTACTACATTGTCGTGCTAATGGGCATGAATTTGCTGTTAAAGAGGGTGAGTTCAATAAAACGTTCAAGGATATAAAGGCAAAGATGTATAGTTTTGCGGATTATCTTAAAGAGTTTTGTATGGACGTATATGGGCTTACCTATGAACAGTGTTATGGTACTGATGAGCAAAAGAATAGTCTGACAACTATTAAATGGCGAGATATGCCAACATATGATGAAAAGCAAGATACTAAGTTCAGAGAATACATGAATATGGACCCATTACCAGAATTCATGACAGCCCGGCAGGTATTACAGTATTTTGGAACAGATATAGTTAGAAAAATGTTTAGCGATGCTTGGGTTAAAGCTACTATCAATAAGATCAATAAAGAGAAGCCAAAGCTAGCTATTATAACTGATGGTCGGTTTCCTAATGAGATAATGGGTGTAAATAACTCCGGTGGAAAAACATTGAGATTATCAAGGAATGTCAATAAAGACAACGATCAACATAAATCAGAAACGGCCTTGGACGATTTCCCGGCTTCTAAATACACGCTATTGGTTGATAATCAAGAGATGAGTATTGGGCAACAATGTGACGCTCTTAAGCCTCATATTGACGAATGGTTCAAGGAAATACGTGGTTAATGAAAATAACCACTTGTAGTCCAAGTTCCATAAACACGTATAGATCGTGTTCTTTCAAATACTATTTGAGTTACATACTCGGAATGAAAACCCCCTCCGGAAAGGCCGCTGTTTTAGGTAATATAGTGCATCAAGTTTTTGAATGGATGGCTAAGCTAAGTAAAAGGGGAAAGACTAATGTTGATCCTATGTGGCTATTTGAGAGAGCATGGGATGAGAATCCACACAAGGATTTGAGAAGATTAACAAGTAGGGGTCCAAGTGCTGATTATCTTAGATGCAAAGAATCTATAAACAAGATTTTAAGAGATAAGTATTATAATCCGTATCTTAATAATGTGCTAGACGTAGAGCATTGGTTTGAGATTGATATTGACGGTGAGGAATGGTTTACTATAGAGAATAAGCCGTTTAAAGTTCGTGGCTTTATTGATATGGTAAATATTATAGATAAGGATACTATAGAGATTGTAGACTGGAAGAACGGTAAACAAATTGATCTTTCTACTATGGAAGAAGTGACTCTCGAAAATATATCTAAAAAGATTCAACCAAGAATATACCATTTAGCCGCAAGTATATTGTACCCATCTTATAAAAATATCGTAATTACATTCTATTATATAAACGAAGATGGACCACTTACTATAAGCCTATCCGAAGAAGATTTAGTGAATACTTTCACTAGTTTATATGCGTTTTTTACAACAGTTAAAAAAGATAATGTGATAAAAAGAAATAGATCGTGGAAGTGCAGAATGTGCCAATTTAATAAAGAAGATTTATGCACAAAAATTTGGTCAGACCTGAACACTTTCGGTCAGAAATTCGTAGAAGATAAATACAAGAAAGGTTAATCTATTGTCATTCGTACCACTTCATGTTCATAGTCATTTTTCACTACTAGACGGTCTTTCTACGCCTCAAAAAATAGTTAAACGAGCAAAGGATATTGGCGCACCAGCTATCGCCATAACGGATCACGGAAGTATATCCGGATGGATCGAGCTACAGAAACACTCTAAGAAGATGGGTATAAAGCCTATCTTTGGTATAGAATTGTATATGTGTAAAGATGATCCATCAATTAAAACTCCAGAAAATAATAAAAGATATCACTTAACAGTTTTGGCTAAGAACGAAAAAGGTATGAAAGAATTAATGAAGCTTGTTAGCGAAAGCAACAGGCCGGATTACTTCTATAGAAAGCCACGATTAGATTTGAAGAACATATCTAATTTTACAAAGGGTGGAGATTTAATCTGTTTGTCTGGTTGTTTAGCTGGTGAGTTGTCAGAAAATTTGTTCACTGACACAAAGCAAGCTTGCATCTATGGGGCCGATACTGGATATATACAAAACGTTCGGAATTTGCTCAAACCAAATTGGCGAGATATATCGTCAGAAATTATTGAAAAATATCAAAGGGCTTTTGGAAAAGAAAACTATTTCATAGAATTACAAACAGAGGGTATGGTAGCCCAAATGGTTGCCGTTGAATGTTTAAGAGAAACAGCAAAGGCATTAGATATTCCAACCGTAGCAACATTGGATAGCCATTACACCTGTAAGGGTGACGCAGACGATCATAGAATTCTACTTTATTCGCAGATGAAAACAACTCAAGAAGAACAAGATAGATTGAGAAAAAGCGGCGAAGACTCTATGGCATTTTTCTATCTTGATAACTTCTATATCTTTTCCCGCGATGAGATGGGGGAATTTTATACAGATAAAGAGATAGATCAGAGTTTGATAATCTCGGATATGATAAAAACATCTTCAATAGGAAGACAGCCATGTTTACCAAAATATACTGTCCCGGATGAACTATCTTCTGATGAATATATCAAAAAATTATGTATAGAAACGGCAAAAGAAAAGTTCAAAGATTTCGATGAGAATAAAAAGAAGGTGTATTGGGATAGACTAAAGAGAGAATTGTCTGTAATAGAAGAAGCTAAATTAGCAGATTATTTCTTGATAGTGTATGACGCTTGCAAATTCATAGATGACAACAAAGCCCCAAGAGGTAAGGGTAGAGGTTCTGGTGCGGGTAGTATTGTGAATTATTTGCTCAATATAACCCAAATAGACCCCATAGAATACAATCTGTATTTCGAACGATTCTATAATGTTTCACGGTCTATTCCTTCACACTTTGATCTTGGTCCGGTTAAATTCATGCAATGGTTATCCGACAATTATGACAACATAACTAAACAGAAAATAGATGATGCCCGATCTACGATAATAAATGTTGTTAGGAGCCATATCAAAAACTATAAACCCAAAAATCTTAATAATAAGATACTAACAGAAGAAAGGGATTGGATAGATAAAAATAGCCCAAAAATGTGGCTATACATAATGCATTGTAGTGAACAAAAAGATTTTGTCAATCCTAGTAATTCACATATTGCTGGATTATTCTGTTTGAAAGTAGAAGATAAGAATGGAATGGCTAGTGTTGATTATGGAATAGATTTCAGTAAGCCAGTAAAGATTAATGAGGGGCATATTAGTCTTCCAGATATTGACACAGATATTGGCGTAGAGTTCAGAGAAAAGACTATCGAATACTTGATCAACAAGTGGGGTGAAGATAAAGTTTCTCAAATGATAACATTCGGTAAACTTATGGGCAAGGCCGCTCTTAAAGAAGTATTTAGAGCGCAGCCCGATCTTGTTAGGCACTTGATGAAAGTTAGGGCAGAAAAAGAAGGTAAAGACCCAAATGATATTAACATGACCCCTTTCGATTTGTGTAATGAAATAACTTCTCTTATACCGGATGAAGCAAGTATTATCGACGAGTTGCAACATATGCGGGACGAAACAGAAGAAGATTATACGATATTGAATTGGGCGATTGATAATATAGATAAGATGAAGGAATACTATCAGTGGTTTAAGCCCTTGTTTGATACGGCTATGAGACTTGAAGGAACAAAGAAGAATCAGGCGAAACACGCGGCTGGATTGGTAATATCTAATGTTCCGATTAGTGAACTAGTTCCCATGACGTATGATCCCAAAAATAAGACAAGAGTAGTAGGGTTCGAAATGTCTAGTGCTGAAGCGGCTGGTTGTGTAAAATTTGACTTCTTGGGGGTTGTAGCTCTCGACAAAATTGATTACGCTCAAAAATTGATTAATGGTGAATGATGTATATAACATCTATGCAATATTATTGTCAATCTAAAGACCCATTAGACCTTATCGTTACACTTGAAGATAATGCTGAAATCATAACTATGAAGGTTTATGATATTAATGATATAATGGAATTCAAAAAATGTCATGAAAGTGGCAGCTTTCACATAGCTAAAGATTCCGATTTTTATAAAGATATGTCCAAATACATAATAAAAATAGAAAAGATTATGCCACAAACATATGGTTACAATTCACCAGTAGCTTGTTCTGGTTCTATATGGCCACATCCTCAAAATATAGAATACAAAAAGGATTCTAAGCCAGAACACAAACCAGAACCTAAAGAAAAATTGACTAGAAAGGTTATTATATGAATAAGATGCAACAAATGGTCCATGATTTCCAAGTTAAATACAAGCATACAATAAATGATATACCGACTTTGACTTCTGATGGACTTAATGAATTTAGACAAAAGCTACTAGATGAAGAAAATCAGGAGTTAAAAGACGCTCTAGCCGATAAAGATATTGTAGAAGTAGCTGACGCTCTTGGCGATATGCTTTATGTAATATTGGGTACGTGCTGTAGTATGGGTATTGATATAGAACCAGTATTTGAAGAAATACACAGAGCTAATATGACCAAAGATTATTCTGGTAGTAATTGCAGAAAACAAATTAAGGGCGAAAGCTACATCAAACCAGACATAAAGACAGAGATAGAAAGACAAACCAAACGCCGAACAATAGTATTGGATTAACACATGAACCATATAGACTTTTCTTGGTCTTGCACAAATAAAGAGTTTGTAATTTATGTTCCGAACTATGGCCGGAAACACTTGCTCATTCCGACATTAAAAAGGTTCAAGACTAGCATACCTAATGATAAATGGATGTGGTTGATAGTTAACGATGGTATTCATGAAGATTTGTCTGATTTAGAATCGTATAATCTAAAATGGTTTACCTTCCAGAGAGAGTCATCCAATGAGCGTAATGGCTGTATGATTCGTAACTATATAATCAAAAACTGTCAATCAAAATGGTTGTGTACAAAAGACCCCGAAATTATCATAGAGGGAGATATTATATCTAAAGTATTGTCCCTTGATGATGTAGTTTTTAGACCGGGTGGTATGATAGAGTTGATAGAGCCAGACACACAAAGTATTATAGATAATCCGTTTATTGATCTTACCAAGTTACAGATATTGAGACAATGGGAAGCTAGTGATAAAAGGAATCAAGCTTTTCATGCTGGTTGTTGTATAAGAACTCAACGACTTAAGGATATGAATGGTTATGACGAAAGATATAAGGATGGGTATGGATATGAAGATTGGTCTATGCTAGAAAGACTTAAGAAATCGACACAAGTTGTTATAGATAAGGATATAACAACGTACCATATTGCTCATCCTATAATAAGAAAATTTCATAAAACAATAATTAACAACGAAGGTATATATAAGAAGGATTTGCAAGATTTAAATCTTGTAGCAAATTCGGATACTGGATGGGGTAATGGATAAGAACGCAGCAACAGAAAACTTAAAAGATGCTTACGAAGTAGCTAACAAAATTGGTCTATTTACTTGGCTTTCTTGTGGCACTTGTCTTGGGTATTATAGAGAGAACGATTTTATCTCTCATGATTCCGACATTGATCTTGGAGCCAACATAACTGATTTAACAGAAGAAAAGCAAAAGCAATTAATAGAGGGAATGGAAAATAAATGTTTTCAGATTTTTCATATATTCGGCAATAGAAAAGATGGATTGGAAATCTCTTTTATTAGAAACGGCATAAAGACCGAATGGTTCTTTAATTATGAGGGTGAGAATTGCGTGTGGAACGCAGTTTGGGATTCTCGAATTTTATATTACTGTTATTCTAAAGACATTTTTAATAGCTTCAAAGAAGTTGAGTTTAAAGGCATAATGGTTAATGTCGTGGAGCAGACGGAAAAATATCTAGAAGAACAGTATGGTGATTGGAAATCGCGTGTTGTTAATTGGCATTGGGGGAAACATCCAAAATGTTTAAGAAATCGTCCGGTCCTGTAACGGTTTATGCTTATATGTGCGGTGATATATTGCACTACGGGCATGTGCTTCACTTAAAGAACGCCAAGGCTTTAGGAGATATTCTTGTTGTCGGCGTTTTGACTGATAAGGCTATAATGGAAAAAAAGAATCCTCCTATCATGTCTCTAGACGAACGTGTTAGGGTTATAGAATCTTTGGGGTGCGTTGATCTAGTTGTTTGTCAAGATACATACTCTCCCATAAATAATATAAACAATATCAATCCCGATATTGTAGCCGAAAGCGAATCTCATGACCAAGAACTTCTGACTAGTGTTAGAAACGGTATACATCCAGATATCAAAGTTATTGTTCTGCCATATTACGATGGCGTATCATCAACAGATATAAAAAAGAGAATCAAGAAAACTAACAATATCGTAGACATGCTTAATCCTTGGTATTACCCATTACAGATAGGTGATACAGCGGTTGTTCCGGGAATAGGTAGTAGCCGTTCGCCTCAAGAATTGATAGACAGAAATAGATATAGGGAAAGATTGTTGGTTGACCAAGTAGCGAACCTGTACGATTTCAAAGGTAAGAGTATATTGGACGTTGGATCGAACATATCGTATTGGGGTTCTAAATATGTGGAGCGTGGGGCTACTAGCGTAACGGCGTTAGAGGGAAGGAATAAATATGTTCTTCAGGGATTACTGTATTGGGGTTCTAATGGGTTGCTACCAGAAGATAAATATCAATTCATTAATTGCGACATTCTTGATCCAGAATTTTGGAATAATAACATGGCTGGTAAAAAGTTTGATTTCGTAATTTGTGGTGGTATTTTTCATCATATAGAAGATCACGATTTCCTAATGCAGAAACTTATTGATTGTAGTGCAGAGGCTGTACTAATAGATACCAAAATTGGGAAAGATGTGTTCAAAGATAAAACTGATGATTTCTTTGGCAATATAGATAAGCACAATAAATTAAAGCTACCAGACGCAGACCATATGATAGATGTATTTGGCGAAAATGGATTTGAGAATAACATACTATTCCCGCAATACTCATGCTTTAGCACGATGAGGGAAGAAGACGACTATTGCAACGAGAAAAGAATTGCTATTCTTTTTAAGAGAAAGAAATGAACGACAAAGTTACTCTAATAATAAAAACGTTCAATAGGCCACAATGCCTATTGACATTACTAGATAGTATAAATACGTTCTACCCCAAAATACCTATTATAGTGGTTGACGATGGTGATATGGATAAACCCAAATACGATGACGGTATGAACATAAATTACATAAGGAACAATTTCGATACTGGTGCGTCCGTAGGAAGAAATACAGCATTATTCTTTTCTGAAACTCCGTACACGGTTTGTTTAGATGATGACTTTGTATTTAATGGCGAAACAAGACTTGAAACATGGTTTGATATATTAGAAAACTCTAGCATAGATTTGGTCGGCGGTAACGTAGAGAGTACAAGATACGAAGCTTGTTTCGATATAGAAGATAAGACGTTAAAATACTCCCATAGAAGTAAGGGGGAAGAATACGGGTGTAAACTGTACGATATAGTTCTTCAGTTTTGGATGGGTAGAACACAGAAGATTCTAAACTTTGAAGGATGGGATAATGAATTTCTAACAGCAGATCATACGCCATTCTTCTTGAGGGCATTAAATAAGATCAAGATTGCTCATTGTCCGAAGGTAAAAGTTGGGCATAAACAAATTAGGGATTCTAATTATTCAAACTATAGATGCCGGGATCATAGAAAGCTTCTTATGAAGAAATATGGTTTCGAAAGAATAATAGGTTATAATGGGGAAGTTATTGTATATGACAACCTTTAAAGATTTTGATTGGTCTATCACGAACAGAGAATTGGTATTGCTCGTTCCTAATTTCGGCAGAGGTAGATATATAAGAAAAGTTATAGACTCTTTAACAGCGACTTGTATTGAAAAGAGTCAGTGGATAATACTGATCATCAATGATGCTATACACGAAGATTTCTCCGATCTTGCCGACAAGAATGTGGCCTATTTTACCGTAGATAGAATCGACAAATATGAAAGAGGGGATGCGTTTATGCGAAATATTTGCATAAAGTATTCTCAATCCAAAATGATAGCACAAAAAGACCCTGAAATATTCTATACTAATGATTTCATAGATGGATGTTTTGACAATCAGGGCGTACTCTATAGGTGTGGTGGATCATCATATCTAGCGAAAGAGCATGACACAAATGAGTATCTTAGTGGTAATATAGATAAAGATAGATTAATTAAAAATGCTGATAGATACCCTATAACCGAAAAATTCGTCTATTGGCACTTCGGTCATTGCGCACCCATAGAATCTTTTAGAAATCTAAATGGTTACGATGAAGATTTCAAATACTATGGGTATGTTGATACTGATATGTGGGATAGATTAATGAAATCCGGATTAAAACAACGTATTGATTCTGCCTGTAGTCCAGTACATTTGTGGCATCCAAAACCACATTTTAAAACTCATGAAAGAGATATAAAGAGATACGAAGCGATGGGTAGACTTTACAATAGCAAGATCAACGGAAGTATCGTGGCGAATAACAATACTAATTGGGGCGAAGGCGATTTGGATTATAAGCCGGAAATAATATAATGACAGAACAAAGAATAAAAGAAATAGAAAAGTATTTAGAATTCTGGCCTTATGTAAGAATAAATAAAATGCTATCAAATCAATTTATTGATTCTACCATTATGGTTCACATAGATCAAGGACAAACAAGAAATACTAACAGAAACCATGTATTAGATGCATATGCAGCATTATGTCTTCAAGATGGAAGAACAATCATAAGAGAACTTTTAGAGGAAATTAAAAATGGCAAAAGTTGAACTATTACCAGCGTTCTTTTGGATATGTAACGAATGCGGTTCTGATAATTTTGAAAGAGGGCTTGTGGCCGAAATGTCCGAAAGTGAAATGATAGATGTGAGAGAAGAATTAGAACTATCGGAATTTGAAGAAGTAGAGTTGATTGGACACCCGGAAATGGTAACTTGTAAAGAATGTGGTACAGAATATAAGGCCATCTGTCAAGATGGTGAGTGCGATACGGGGCTAGACGATGAATAATGTTATTATACTTGGTGCGGGAAGAAGTGGAACTAGTGCTATAGCTGGATCATTTGTGGGTAATTTCAATAGAGGCGGCAATCTACACCCTGCTAATGATGCTAACCCAAAAGGCTTCTTTGAGGCTAACTTTGTAAACAGGATCAATGATGACCTTTTATGGTCTTGCAAAGAAGTCGAAACGACTAGGGGGTTGAAACAGGGATGGTTGACTTCATTAGATAAAGACGTTTTGATAATGAGTGATTCAAAAGATATAGAAGATAGAATTGAGTCGGTATGTTCAAATAATCCTATTTTACTAAAAGACCCAAGATTTTCTTATACTCTACCAGTGTGGCTAAGATATATCAATGATCCAAAGATTATTTGCGTATTCAGAGACCCTAGAGAATTTTTGTCTAGTATGATGCATCATTGTGCAACTCAACAATATTTAAAAGGAATGGTTGTTGATTCAGAATTTTTCCAAAAAGTATGGCTTTCTATGTATACCTATATATTGAAAAATTACTTGAATCTTAATATGATGTTCATAAATTATAAAGACATACTTGAGGGGGATGGACTTAAAAGGTTATCGGACTATACCGGGTATTTAACCGATAATAATTTCCCCGAAAAGGGCTTACGAAGATCAAATAATAATCAAGAAGTAGCGTATAATCTAACAGAAATGTATAGTAGGCTTTGCAGTTTAGCCTCAATTAGATATCAATATTGTAACGAATAGGATACTGAATGATACGTCAATTTGAACCATTAAAACGCAGAAAAGATGCTAAGGCGGTTTACAAAACCATAAGAAGGGGTAATCTTGGTCCGGGCGTGGTCTGTCTTCAACTGGAAGAAGAAATAAAGAAATTAACTGGTGCTAAGCATTGTTTAACAACAACTAGTGGGACCACGGCTCTTATAATGGCTATAGCAGCCCTAGATTTGCCCCAAGGTTCAACGATCCTGTTTCCGGCCTATACTTTCCTAGCCGCTGCCAACGCAGCCCGCTTCATGGGCTACAAGGTTAAGCTTGTTGATATAAACTCATCAACGCTTTGTATGGACTATTATGAGCTTAAAAAGAAGTTGGACAAGAATGTAAGTTGTGTTATATTCGTTAACCATAATGGATATAGCGGCGGATACCTATGGGCAACAAAGCGTTTGTGCGACCAGAAAGGTATACCAATGATAGAAGATTCCTGTCAATCAATTGGTATAAAAGAAGCTGGTAAAGTAGGGACTATAGGCACCTTCTCATTTAGTGTGCCAAAACTTATAACTGGTGGGCAAGGTGGCGCTGTTATTACTGATGATCCTAAATTAGCTAAGAAACTTGCAGAAATAAGGGATCATGGTGATAATTGGCGGGCAGATAGAATCCATAAAGCTATAGGTGTAAATTTTAGATACAACGATATTCAAGCAAGCTATGTTCTATCTCAATTGATGGATGTGTCCGAACTATTGTCTAAACGATGGACGATATGTAATGAGTATAGTCAATATATACTTATCAACGGATTCGGTATCGGAACTTACTCTACCGCAACGCCTTGGATGGTTGTGTACAGGTCTAAGAACGCAGATAAGATAATAGAGGCATTAGCTAAGAAAAACATACAAGCGGTTAAGTATTACAAATCAATAGATCAAAATAAACCATACAAAACGAAAACTAAATTTCCGGTAGCAGAACAAACCGCAAACGAGTTGGTATATCTTCCTTCAAGCCTGAACTTATCTAAAAGGCAGATTAGAAAGATTTGCAATATAATTTTAAGGATAGAAAATAATGGATAGAAAAAAAGCGTTAATTTTTGGAATAACTGGACAGGATGGTTCTTACCTTGCCGAACATCTTCTTGATTTGAATTATGATGTGTTTGGTACAGTAAGAAGAAACTCTGTTCCTGAAAGTCAAGGAACCAGAATCGACCATCTTTCTGGATTAATAACAACATCGTATGCTGACCTTAGTGATAATTCTTCTATTGAAAGAGTTATAAAGGATTGCCAACCAGATGAGATATACAATTTGGCCGCACAATCTCACGTAAGAATTAGTGCAGACGTTCCACTATACACAATACAGACAAACGCATTGGGCGTAGGTAATTTGCTTGAAGCGTATAGAAGATTTGCCCCACAAGCAAAGTTCTATCAAGCCAGTAGTTCTGAAATGTTCGGTACTAAGGTGGATGAAGATGGTTTCCAAAGAGAAACAACACCTATGGAGCCAGTTTCGGTATACGGATGTACAAAGCTATTCGCTTTCAATCTAGTAAAATATTATCGTCGAGCATATAAACTACACGCTTGCAACGGAATATTGTTTAATCATGAATCTCCACGAAGAGGAAGTAATTTCGTAACTTCTAAAGTAGTAAAGACCGCTGTAGAAATCTCTATGGGTCTGAAAGATAAACTCGTAATGGGTAATTTGGATAGCTATAGAGATTGGGGTCATTCTCTAGATTATGTTAAGGCTATGAAATTGATTTTGGATCATGATATTCCAGACGATTTCGTTGTCTCTACTGGCGAAACTCATTCTGTAAGAGATATGTGTAAATACGTATTTGAAAAGTTGGGACTAAATTACGAAGTATATGTCCAGATTGATCCAGCATTTTTTAGACCAGAGGAATTGAAGTATCTAAAGGGTGACAGTACAAAGGTAAGAACAACGTTGGGCTGGAAACCAGATTTCACTTTTGAAACTTTATTGGATGATATGATTCGGTCATACCAATTGATTCTGAAAGGAAAGTAATGGCTGGCAAAGGTGATAAATTTAGACCCGTCAATAAAGAAGTTTATGATAAAAACTTTGAAGCTGTATTCGGTCAAAAGAAGTTGAATATAATGTCTGATGATGATCGACAAGATTTGGCAGAACAAACCGAAGAATTTGCCCAATTTGAAAAAGATCATTTAGGAGTCATAACTGATAATGGCTAGATACATTTATTCTAAAGTAGAACCAGAAAGACTATTGCATATAGTTCATAATATTGCCGACTCAAAAGAACAGAGAGAGGATTTGGTTCCTCCAAATAATTTCCTTCAAATAGCTACGATTCCGTTAAAAGAGAATCAAACATTTAAACCACACAAACATATCTGGAATGAATTCAATGGACCAAAAATAGCACAAGAATCATGGATCGTAATTCGTGGTAGAGTTGAGGCTACATTATATGATATAGATAATACGATATTAGAAAAAGTTATCCTCCATGAAGGTCACTTGTCTATTACATTAGAGGGTGGGCATAACTATATGGCTTCACCAGAGGGTGCTTTCGTTTATGAAGTGAAGACAGGACCATATCAAGGAATAGAATTGGATAAAGTTTTTATATGAAAATATATATAGCAACTAAAAAGCAAGATGTAGCAGTAGCTACAAGAAGAAAGCTTAAAGAAACGTTTCAGGATAAAGTTTCGTTCACTTCCTCATGGATAGACCAAGAATCATACGGCAATACTCCAATTTGTCAAAAAACAGCTATAGCTAAAAGATGTGACAAGGAAGTTAGAGAATGCGATTTATTGATAAATATAGCTGATGAGGCGAACGTTCCGGGCGGCAAGCACGTAGAACTAGGAGTGGCCTTGGCCCTTGATAAGAAGGTGATCGCTTTGGGTCGTAGAGAAAATATTTTTCATTATCATCCAGAAGTTGTATTTTGCGAAACTGAAGATAAATTAATTGAAAGCATTAAGGAAATACTAGATGATCAAAATACATGCCGGATGCGGAAAAAGAGATTTTGGGGCGGGCTGGTTCAACGTGGACTTAGCAGATTTTCCTCACGTTCATCATAAAGATATTAATAAACTTCCATTTCCTGACGACTCTGTAGACTTGATCTATTCGGCTCATACTATCGAATATTTCGATAGACAGGAAGTTATACCACTACTGATTGAATGGAAGAGGGTTTTGAAACCCGGTGGTATAATGAGATTGGCTGTTCCAAACTTTCTTGTTCTTGCACAATTATATATAACCGGAAAATATCCTCTGAAAAATATCATTGGGCCTATGTATGGTCGGATGGATGTTGGAGGAACATTTGTTTACCACAAAACTGTTTATGACTGCGCCGACCTAATGGAATTACTAAGTTGTATCGGTATGAAAAAGCTAAGAAGATACGATTGGCGTGAAACTGAACATGCTGAATTCGACGATCATTCTCAAGCATATCTTCCACACATGGATAAGGTTAATGGAGTTTGTTTAAGCCTTAACGTAGAGTGTGAAAAGTAATGACAATAATACAACAACTAAAAGATATAATAAATAAGCCAAATCCATTAATTATAGAGATAGGTTGCTGGAACGGCAATGATACTGAATTATTTTTAAATGTATTCCCGGAATGTAAAATATTTGGTTTTGAACCAGACCCAAGAAATATAGAGAGAATAAGGGCGAAAATAAAGAATCCTAGATTCGAGCTAATAGAAGAAGCTATATCTGATATGGACGCCCAAATGACTTTTTATGAAAGTCATGGAGCTATCAATGGTGAAAAAGATTGGAGCGCTTCTGGTTCTCTAAATAAACCAAAAGAACATTTATCCGTAAATCCCGATATTACTTTTGGAGAAGGGGTAAAGGTGTTCGGGAGAAAGCTGGATAGCTTTACAAAAGCAAGACAAATATCTTATATAGATTTGATATGGGCAGATGTTAATGGTGCAGAATATAAAATGATTAGTGGTGCTTTAGAAACTTTGAAATTCACAAAATTTTTATATACAGAATTCAGTGAAAAAGAAATATACGAAGGAAGTATAACCAAAGAACATATTAAAAATATGTTGCCAAATTTCAAAGAAATACTTGTACATAAGAACAATATCTTACTAGGAAATACCCTATGATTTACATAACAACACAGCACGAACAGGGCGTTAAAAATAGACATGTTGATGATGCAGCAATAGGTCATCATTTCCTTAATTGGTTAAAGGGACCAACTTTAGCACAAAGATACGGATTGAGATATTTATACAATAACATAGTTCCTGATTATATGGGTACTAAATGGAATGAATTCTTGGGATTAGGTAAGATTGAGAATATATCCAATTGCAATATTGTTAATATTCCGCAAGTAGAATGGAATGCTTCATGGGATCATCCGGTTATAGCAGAGTGCGTTAAAAAATATGAACACTCTTCTATAACAGAACACGAAAATACATTGCTAAGAACGGCCCCCGGTCGTGGTATTCAAATTGATTGGCAATACTATTTGAATAATAATTTAAGAGAAAAGTATGACTTTGCTAGACAAGGAAATCCTGTTGGGTGTCACAAGTGGGATACGTTTATCAATATTGGGATACATATCAGAAGGGGAGATATAAATCCCAAGGATCAACCGGAGAGATGGATAACTAATAGTCAATATATCCGTTTAATGGAAACCTTAACCAGTAAATTTAAAGACGATTGCCTATTCCATATATATTCAGAGGGTATGCCATCCAGCTTCGCAGATATACTTAATCATTTCGGTCTAGCCGTAATATTGCACCTGAATGACGATCCTATTGTAGCATTTCATAATTTGGTTACTTGTGATGTGTTGGTTAATGCTAAATCTGCGTTCTCTGTGTGTGCAGCCTATTTCCACAAGGGGCCGAAACTATGTATCCCGTTCAGCATATATTGGCAACAAACACACCCAGACAATGATAATTTCAAAGATTTGATATGGCTGAATGAGAATATGGATTTTGATATTAATAAATTGGGGGAGCGATTGGGTGTTAGATAAAATATGTTTTATCCTCTTAGTTTTTATAAGTGGATGTGGCAATAAAAATATAGAAATACAAAATGACTATCATCCGAATCACGATGACTATCCAGAACTAGAAATGATTAAGGGATATGAAAGACCCTTTGATGGTCCACCAGAAAAAAAATAGTATGAAAATTTTAATTGGTTGTGAATTTTCCGGTGTTGTTAGGGATAGTTTCAAGGCTAAAGGTCATGAAGCTTGGTCTTGTGATTTAATGGAAACTGAAACACCGGGGAATCATCTTGTTGGTAATGTACTAGACTTTTTAGAAATGGGTTGGGATTTAGCTATATTCCATCCACCATGCACTTATCTATGCAGTAGCGGTCTTCATTGGAATAAAAGAAAGCCAGAAAGACAAAAGCAAACCGAACAAGCCCTAGACTTCGTTCGTAGATTACTAGACGCGCCGATAGATAAGATAGCATTGGAAAATCCTATAGGTTGTATTTCTACAAGAATAAGGAAACCAGATCAGATTATACAGCCGTTCCAATTTGGTCATCCAGAAAGCAAATCTACTTGTTTGTGGTTAAAAAATTTGCCATTATTGAAACCAACAAATGTTTTGAGCATACCAGAGTGTGGATATTGGGACAATCAAACGCCATCCAGACAAAATAAATTAGGTCCGTCTAAAGATAGATGGAAGGAAAGATCGGTAACGTATCAGGGGATTGCAAAAGCCTTCGCGGATCAGTGGAATGAATAAATATATAACCGTTAAACCACATTCCGGGTGGGCCGGAATTGGTCATCAGTTTTTGAATTGGCTTGTTCCGTATATGCTTGCTGACAAATACAATCTAAGATTTGTCCATCAAGATTTTGTTGGAGATACAGACGGAACGTTTGCTCCGAAAGGCTCTAATGCCAATCAGATTACTCGGCCAGTAAAAGAATGGAATTCCTTTCTTAATTTGGGTGTAGATGAATTTAGAATATGTGATCTAGATTTAAGTTTATTCAATACCATAGAAGTTCCGTATGTAAATCAAGAGGAAGCCGTTTGGAACCACTCGCAATTTCAGACTTTACTTAATTCAGATTTAAGCACACACGATAAGAGTAGAACACTTTATAAAATTTCAGAGCATTCAGATGGTCAATTTATTGGTGTCGATTGGGATTTTTACAGAAAGAATGACTTAAAAGAAAAATATAACAAATCTATTCAGGTGAAAAATTTCGACAATTATTTCGACGAAGATTGTTTAAACATAGCCATACATATTCGCAGGGGTGACGTAACCAAAGAGACTCCATATAGAAGATGGCAAGATTTGAAATACTATCTAGCCATAATGGAAAACATAGCTGATATAAAAGAAGTAAGGAATATAGTATTCCATATCTATTCTTGGGATATGTCTAAGGAAGAAAGGGATATACTTCTTCTTCACGAATGTTTTGGTAGAAGAGAAGTAATCCTTCATATAGACGAAGATGTGTTTTCGACATTCTATCATCTCACAAAGGCAGACATATTTGTGTCTGGCCAAGGTGCTTTCTCACTAATGGCTAATTACTTGGGGGATGGTATAAAGTTGACAACACCATTTTATATGCATTGGAAAGATTTTCCCCAAGATATTCAAGATATAATAGAAGTTAAACCAGATGGGTCTTTCGATCAAAACAAACTTTTGAAAGTATTGGAAATAAAATGAGTAAATTAGACTGGAAAGAAATAGATGGTTGGTTCTCCGAATCTGATGCCGAATTCGTTTCTGAAATAGTCAGATCAATTCATAATGGTAATATAGTTGAAGTAGGAGTTTTCAAGGGTAGAAGTAGTGCCGTTATGATGCCCATTGCTCTTAAGAATGGAAATCAATACTATGCTATTGATAACTTTTATGGAGGAATAGATGAAACAACACCAGCATCAAAAGTTCAAAGATCAGAAGGATCAAAAGTTATGGCTCAATTCATGGGGAATATGAAAGATATTGGAATACATCGTTCCGATTACGCATTATACAAGAGTAATAGTGTTGAAGCTTCAGTTTATCTCCCAAACGAATCTGTTGACTTTTGCTTTATAGATGCGGACCATGCTTACGAATCAGTGAAACTTGATTTAGAAACTTGGTGGAAAAAAATCAAAGTTAATGGTATATTAGGGGGTCACGATTACAATAATCCGGATGTGAGAAGGGCTTTGGACGAATTCATTAAAGACAAGAATCTGGGCGTAAAAACCGGGGGAAATTGTTTTGCAATCAAAAGATAAGATCAAATTTTCTAATTGTGATTGCGTAGTTGAACCGGGTAGTTTCGACGTAAACAAAATACCTGTAAATTGTCCTGCCACCTTTTCGCTCATATCTTCCGGTTTTACTACTGGTGTTTTCCAGCTTGAAAGCCGATTGGGGATGGATTGGGCTAAGAAGGTTAAGCCGGTCAATATAGAAGAACTAGCCGCATTAACAGCACTTGTGAGGCCCGGAGCATTAGAGTCTGGTCAGTCCGACGAATACATCGACATAAAATTTGGACGTAAGCAACCATCGTATCTCCATCCAGCGCTCAAAGATATTCTAGCCCCAACTTATAATTCTATGATTTATCAGGAACAAGTATTAGCTATAGCCAAAGAGATAGCCGGATTTAGTATGATCGAAGCTGATAATCTAAGAAAAGCTATGGGTAAAAAGATTCCGGAATTGATGGCTTCTCTTAAGCAAAAGTTTATGGATGGGGCGGCAAGTAGAAATGTTAAACTAGAAGTAGCTGAACAAATATTCGATTGGATAGAGAAAAGCCAAAGATATTCATTTAATAAATCCCATGCTATTTCCTATGCTATGTTAAGTTATAGCACAGCTTGGATGAAATCCCATTTTCCTCTAGAATTCTTCACAAGCTATCTAACATACTCGAATTACAAATCCGATACTATGGACGAAATCTATAGATTGGTCCAAGATGCCAGATTGTTTGGTATTGACGTTTTGCAGCCAGACATAAGAGAATGTAATGTTAGATTCAAGATCGTTGATGAAAGTATGAGATTTGGTCTATCCAATATTAAGGGTGTTGGTGAATCAGCTATTGCCAAAATAACAGAAAATGGTCCCAAATCGGTTGCTACTTGGCAAGGGTTTCTTGGGTCTATTCCTATGCTCCATAAGAATATAGGGGTTGCCTTGATTAAGGCCGGGGCTTGCGATTGTTATGGCAAACAACGGTCTCAAATGATCAAAGAGCTAGAATGTATATTTGGTACACAAATCAGAGATAAAGATGGTAAGACCAAAGATGTAAAGGGTTTAACAGAAAGAGAAAGGAAGTGGTTTTTCTATAAATTGACTGATGAAAAAACAGTCAAGCAAGTTCTAGAAGACATGATAAGTAAGAAGAATCAAATGTTAACTAGATCACTAAGTTCTATGAATAAGAGAGAAGTAATAGAATTTACAAAAGAATTTACAGGTTTGACAGACGAAGACTTTGTTGACAAAACAAAGTTTGATATAATCAATATACTGAAGAAGTATAATTACGAAGAGAACAAAGAGAATAAGCCGCTGTCTAATATCAAAAGAATACAGGTGGTAGAAGAAAAGATAAAAGAACTAGAAGAGGAATCAATAGATACAAATTTGGGTAAAGCAACGGCAGAGAAATACTATCTAGGCATCTCATTGTCTTGCTCCCCGGTTGATGATGTTGATGATGACGAAATAGCTAGTCATACTTGCCTTGATCTTATGAAGGCTCTGAATGGCGAACATTTTTCAGTTTGTGCTGTAATAGATAATGTCAAGAATACTAAAACCAAAAAGGGTAAAACTCCCGGATCGGCAATGTGCTTTTTGACAATATCAGACTCTACCTACAGCATAGATCATGCGGTTGTCTTTCCAGATTCTTATGAAAAATTAAGTAAATACTGTAAGGATGGGATGATTTGCTTCCTGCAAGGATACAAGAAAAATGGATCAATAATTATTCAGGATATAAGAAAATTAATTTGATACTCGGTTATAATAGTGTGTTAACTTTAAAGGAGAAAAAGAATGTTGAATGTTTATGGTGTAGGTACACTAACGGCAGACCCGGAAGTTCGTCAAGTAGGCGATAACAATACTTCCGTATGTACTGCAAATCTAGCTTTTAATAGACGGGTTAAGTCTGGCGAAGATTGGAAAGATGAAGTTTGTTTTGTTCAAGTTAAATTGTGGGGCGCTCAAGCTGATAGATTCGTAGAAAGATGTAAAAAGGGAACGCAAGTGTCTGTTCAGGGTTATATGACTCAAGAATCATGGACCGGCAAAACAGATGGTGTTAAGCATAATGTCCTAGTAATGAGACTATCAAGCTTTAATGTTTGCGAAAGAAATACGACAAGCAATAGTGCGAACACTAATAAGGGTGAAGGTAAGACTCAAGCGACTTCCGCCGCACCCCCAAAAAATAATAAATCGGCGGCAACCAAGCCACAAGCCGCAAAGCCACAAGCACGTAAGCCAGAGCCAGTAGAAGAAGAAGTTCCAGTTGGTTCGGATGAAGATATTCCATTCTAGGACAAATATGAGAAAGAAACGTTTATTATTTGTTGGTGAAGGATCGTTCTTAGGAACGGGCTTCTCCACTTATTGGGCAGAAGTTATTAAAAGACTTCATGAAACCAATCTTTACGAAATAGCAGAAATTGGTTCTTACGCCCATGCGGATGACCAAAGATGTAAAATGGTGCCTTGGAAATTTTATCCAGTAATACCATCTAATAGGGATGGTTCTGCGATGGAAAAATACAAAAAGGAAATGCCAATAAGTCAATTTGGTTCCGTGGTGTTCGATGACGTTTGCTTGGAATTCAAACCTGATATAGTATTAACCATACGAGATGAGTGGATGGATAACTTCATCCATTCTTCTCCGTATCGGAAAAACTTTAAATGGTATTGGATGCTAACAATCGACGGAATTCCGCAAAGAAATATTTGGCTAGATTCATACAAGAGATGCGACGGTTGTTTGACATATTCACAATGGGCTATGGAAGTAATGCAGAAGGATGCCCTAGAAGGAACGAATATGATTACCGTTGCATCGCCGGGGGCAGATATAGATATGTTCTGTCCACCAGAAAATAAAGATGAGCATAAAGCAAGGATGGGTATAGACCCAAATTGTATTATAGTTGGTATGGTTTCCAGAAACCAAAAAAGAAAACTATTCTATGATTTGATAGAAGCTTTTTCACAATGGGTATATAAAGCCAAGTCAAAAGGTCATTCGGATTTGGTTAATAAAACATTCTTGTATCTACATACAAGCTATCCAGATGTTGGGTATGATATAGGTAGAGCTATAACAGAGTTTAAGGTGGGCAATAAAGTTCTTTTGACATACATGTGTCAAAATTGTGGTGCAGTTTATCCGTCATTTTTCACTGGCGAACAAGCACCATGCAGACGATGCAAAAAGAAAACGGCGCATCCCCCAAATGCTAATACGCCAGTATCAAGAGAAGTGTTAGCTAATATAATGAAATGTTTTGATCTTGGGGTTCAGTACACTATCTGCGAAGGATGGAGTATGACCGTTACAGAAGAAAACGCATGTGGTGTTCCTGTAATGGCTACAGATTATTCTGCTATAAAAGATCATATGAAGAATCCAGCTAATACACCAATTAAGGTTGGAAGATTCCATTATGAAGCAATTATAGAAACAGAACAGAAACGGGCATTTCCAGATAATGACGATTTCGTTAATAAGATGGACAAGTTCCTAAAACTGACTAAAGAACAGAGAAGTAAACTATCAGAGCAAGCTAGACAGTACATATTGGAACCTATTAACGTATTCGGTCAAGCCGAGAAATTGCCAAGATACAGTTGGGATAGAACCGCCGCCATATGGAAGAATGTTATTAATCAGTGTGAAATTTATGATCAAAACGATACATGGCTAAATCCCGTATGCGACCAGATAGATATCAAGAGTCTCAATGTTCCCCCAAACCTAGATAATGTGGAGTTTATCAACTTCGTCATGAGAGAAGTGTATAAGCATCCAGAATTAGAAAATAGTCATTTTGCTTTAGAATGGGTTAAGTGGCTAAATATGGGATTCATCATAGTGGGTGGACAAAGAAATAATATAGATAGAAGATATGTTGTGAATCATTTTGTCAATCTTGTTAATAAATACAATGAAGCACAAAACAGAAGAGTTAATATACTAAACAAACAGAACAGCCCTCAATCCTTAGAGATAGGTATTTTTTAATGAAAGTAGCTTTTTTAGGCCCATATAGAGATGGGACTGGATATTCTCAAGCAGCAATAGACAATATACAATGTGCTAATGATGCTGGAATAGATGTTGTGTGTAGACCAGTCAGAATGAGTAGGCCAAATAGTAATAACAATAGGTTTAAGAACCTAGAAGATAAAGACCTAAAAAATGTAGACGCAGTAATACAGATAAATCTCCCCCACACATTCCAGAGAAAAGAAGGTGTCAAAAATATAGGAATGTTCTATTGGGAAACAAATCATTTCAGATCATCCATGTGGGCAGAATCATGCAACAATATGGATGAAATATGGGTCACTAACTCACAACAGCAACAAGCATGTATGAATAGTGGAGTTACTAAACCCATAAAAATATTAGAACACCCATACGATGTGAATAAGACAATATCCGATAAAAAATTGGATATTCCATCGCTTGAAGGTAAGTGCGTCTTCTATACAATAGGTGAGATGACGAAAAGGAAGAATTTCGCAGCATTAATAAGATCGTACTATTCAGCGTTTACTAAGAACGAAAATGTTGCATTGGTTATAAAGACAAATGTGTTAGGAAACGATCCCCAACAAACAATGTCTTTGATGAATAAATTTGTGGACGACATTAAGAAGTCCGTACATATTCATAGAGACCTTAAAAATTATCCACCAATTTTGGTTATAACGGAGTTTCTATCAGAAGAACAGATTAGCCAACTTCATTCGTCTTGCGACATATTCGTATCCCCCTCTCATGGTGAAGCAATTTGTTTACCAGCTATGGATGCTATGTTTCATGGTAATCCTGTAATAGTAAGTAATTGGGGAAACTTTCCAGAATTATGCTATCAACAAGCAGATAAATATTGGCAACCAGAAAAAGATACTTTTGCACATCCCGGCGAAATAGATTGCGGATGGTTAATAGACGGACATTTAACGTATTGTTTTGGTATGGTAAATACGTTCACAGATATTTATACCGGAACGGAAAAATGGTTCGATGTTAATTTGTGTGATTTTGTGAATAAATTACAATTAGCTTATGAAGCATATATCCGTGACGACGAATGTATTGTAGGGAAAAGATCGGCAGCTAAAAAAGCGATTCAGTATTTTTCATATGATAAAATTGGTGAAGATATGAAATTCTTCTTGGAGCAATAATGGCTACAGTATTTGGCACTATATTACAAGGCATAAACAGACAGTCG